CTACGGCGGACTGGCGAACCTCGGCGACAAGCTCATGAAGTCGGAGAACTTCGAGCTGGCGTTGGATGAACTGATCTGGCTGATCGCGCTTCTGGCGAATCAAAGTATCCTGATTCACAATTTCCAGCATCCGGAGGACAAGCGGGAACCGCTGACGGAAGAAGAAATCGAGATTCTGACCACGCCGACGGATCTTGCCGAATATAAGGACGCGATTATGGACTCGATGCTGCGGGGCACGAAGCGCTACGTGGAAAGCGAGCCGCAGCCGGAAAAAAACGCGTCTGCCGGGTGAGCGAAGAAGAAACGTTCGCCCGGCTACTCTTTTACGGCGTAACCCTGATGAGCTGGACGGAGCGCGAAGTCTGGCTCATGCCGCTTGGCGCTCTGCTCGACCAGTGGGAAATCTATAAGCAGTTCCATGGAATGGCGAAAGCGAAGACGGAGTATGTGATCGATGAGATCATACCTGCGGGGATATAATTTGTGCTACGTTCAATATGCCGATATCGGCAAAAACAAACAAAAATAACAACAAATACCCATTCGTTTCTTGCCGATAATATGGTATGATAGGCGTAGTGTAGAGGAGGCAAGCGCCATGAAATACCTGTCTGTAGCAGAAATAGCAAAGCACTGGGGTGTAGCGGAACGGACCGTGCGCAATTATTGTGCAAACGGGAAAATACCGGACGCCTTTCTGACCGGAAAGACATGGAACATCCCTGAAACCGCACAGCGGCCGGACCGCATCAACAAGCATCGGGAAGAACCGGCCACTCTGCTGGAATTTCTGAAAGCGGAAAAAGCGGCGCGGACTTCGGGCGGCATCTACCATAAGGTGCAGATTGAGCTTACGTATAATTCCAACCACATTGAAGGAAGTCGGCTGACCCATGACCAGACGCGATTCATCTTTGAAACGAACACCATCGGCATGGACAGCGGTTCCGTCAACGTCGATGATATTGTAGAAACCTCCAACCATTTCAGATGCATTGATCTGATCATCGATCAGGCAAATGCTACGCTGAGTGAAAAGCTCATTAAGCAATTGCATCTGCTACTGAAGAGTGGCACAAGCGATGCACGAAAGGACTGGTTTGCAGTTGGCGCGTATAAGCGTCTGCCCAACGAAGTCGGCGGTAAAGAAACCGCCGCGCCGGAGGACGTTGCGTCACGGATGCAGAAGTTGCTGCAAGGGTATAACGCAGCAAGTGTCAAAACGTTGAATGACATTCTGGATTTTCATTACCGATTCGAGTCGATTCATCCGTTTCAGGATGGAAACGGGCGTGTCGGCCGGCTGATCCTGTTCAAAGAGTGTTTAAGAAACGACATCGTCCCGTTTATCATAGACGACGAATTGAAGCTGTTCTATTATCGAGGCCTGCGGGAATGGTCAAGTGAGCGCGGGTATTTACGAGATACGTGCGTTGCTGCGCAGGATAAGTTCAAGCAGTATCTCGACTATTTCAGGATTGCTTATTGAATAATCATTTTTACGGCGTAACACTGCTGTGACGGGCGGAGCGTGAAGATTGGCTCATGCCTCTTGGCGCTCTTTTAGACCAGCGGGAGAGATATATAGGCAGTTGCATGGGGTGACAAACACAAGAAAGGGATTTTTAACGACGAAACTATATCAAGTTACACATAATCCCACGCATTCTGAAAAACGGTCCTTTTGCAAGCCTATCAGTTTTGGTAGAATATGCTTATACTAAAATGATTTGTTATATTGCGGAGGAACTGATATGAGTTTATTTGGTGAGCGAATCCAACCCACTCCACTTTTGATACCCCAGCAGGGAACTCCTGTGGCATTAGAACGGGTATCCGTAACGGATAAACTGTTTCAGGAAAGCTGGCTTCAGAAATTAATATTTGAGAATCCTTCACTTCTTCCAGTTTCAGAAATTGAGCCAGTTTTCGGTCCGTTAGTTGCAATCGGTCGTGAAGTGTCAACAAATGTTGGCTTTATCGATAATTTATTCATCAGCCCACAAGGATATTTGACGATTGTAGAAACCAAATTGTGGCGCAATCCCGAGGCGCGACGTGAAGTGGTTGGACAGATCATCGATTACGCAAAGGAACTTAGTTTGTGGTCCTTTGATCGGCTAGATCAAACAGTGAGGGCCTTCTTTAAAAATAAAGAATTTGGTGTTATTGAAGCGTTAAGATCTATAGAAGATATAGCAGAAGAAGATGAAAGCGATATAATTGATTCGATTACTCGAAATTTACAAAGAGGGCGACTTTTGCTTTTAATTGTTGGTGATGGCATCCGTGAAAGTACGGAAGCGATGGCTGAATTCTTGTCGCAAACTCCACAATTGCATTTTTGCTTGGCACTAATCGAATTACAAGTATTTAAGACTGGTGAGGACATGCTTGTCATCCCGCAAATTGTCACGAGAACAAGGGAGATTACACGAGCCGTGATTCGGCTTGAAGGGGGCACGGTTCAGAATATATCTGTAGATCTTGATGTCTCCAGAGAGGAGAAGGGTTCAGGCGCAAAACGCTATACATTGTCGGAGGAAGAGTTTTTTGAAAGCATGAGAAGAGCTGTTGGGGACAACGAAATCCTCTTTGCAAAGGAATTGATGAAGTCTGCCCAAGAGATGGGATGCGAAATAGAGATGCGGCAGGCAAGCTATGTAATTAAACTATCTGATCCAATGGGAAGCGGACAGCGGCTTACTCTATTGGTGATTAATAAGAACGGAGAATTCTATATAGGGTGGCTATTGGATCAACTCGAAAGAGCAGGTTTGAAGAGAGAAGTTGGCGTTGCTTACTATGAAGCAATGAAAGCGCTCTTTCAAGGCTGTGAAACAAATCCAAAGAAAGATACAGTCTGGGCCATCAACAAGGCAATCGATAAATTAGACGATTTGAAACAGCTGATAGAAAACACGGTCAGAGAAATAAATGCTTCAGCTGAAACGATTGAATCATAGTAATAACAGAGTCACAGGATTAAGATGTGTTTGAAAGAACGACCTACGGGCCGTTCTTTTTTTGCGCACTTTTTTGAAACGGAGGCGAGTACATGGCGGACGATTTCGGCCTGAAAATCGGTGTAGATGGCGAACGCGAGTTTAAGGCCGCATTGAAAAATATCAACCAGCAGTTCAAAGTGCTCGGATCCGAAATGAAGCTCGTGGAATCCCGGTTCGACAAGCAGGATCGCAGCGTGTCCGCGCTCACATCCCGTAACGAAGTGCTGAACCGCCAGATCGGCGAGCAGACGGAAAAGATCGAGCTGCTGCGGCGCGCGTTGGAAAACGCGGCGGAATCGTTCGGTGAAAACGACCGCAGGACCCAGCAGTGGACCGTGCAGCTGAACAATGCGGAAGCCGAGCTCAACAATATGGAGCGCGAGCTGAAAAACAATGAAAAAGCTATAGACGGCGTCGGCGACGAATTCCAGGACGCGGAGCAAAAGGCGGACGGTTTCGGCGACGAGGTCGAGGACGCCGCGGACCAGTCGGATCGCGCGAAGACACGTTTTGAAAAGCTCGGCGGCGTGCTCAAAGGCGTCGGCGCTGCCATGGGAACTGTTCTGGTGGCGGCGGGCACCGTGGCATATAAGCTCGGCAAAGCGGTCGTTGAACAGTTCGGCGAGCTGGAGCAAAATCTCGGTGGCTCGGAGGCTGTGTTCGGCGAGTACGCCGCTTCCATCCAGAAGACCGGCGAGGACGCATATAAAAACTTAGGCGTTTCGCAGAGCGAGTATCTCGCTACTGCCAATAAGATGGGCGCGCTGTTCCAGGGCGTCGGCGTTGATCAGCAGACGAGCCTGGAACTGACTGAAAAGGCCATGCAGCGTGCGGCGGATATGGCGTCCGTCATGGGTATTGACACTTCCGCTGCATTGGAAGCAGTCACCGGTGCGGCCAAGGGCAATTTCACCATGATGGACAACCTTGGCGTCGCCATGAATGCAACCAGCATTCAGGCGTACGCCGTTGCAAAGGGGTTGGACTTCACGTGGAGTTCGGCGACGCAGGCGCAGAAGGCCGAGGTTGCCATGCAGATGTTCTTTGAGAACACGGAGCAGTATGCCGGCAACTTCGCGCGCGAATCCTCGGAGACGATCACCGGCTCTATTGGCATGATGAAGGCGGCCGCCTCGTCGTGGGTGGCAGGCCTTGGCAACGCCGAAGCGGACACGCAATCGTTGACGCGAAACATGATCGATGCGTTCAAGACCGTTATGACGAACGTGACGCCAGTGCTGGAGAATATCGTAAAGGCCCTGCCGGAAGCGCTGGATGCAGTATTTTCGGAGATCTCCACGCTGCTGCCCTCGATACTGGGTACCGTGACGTCTATTTTCAAGCAACTGCTGAATATGCTGATCCAGCTGTTGCCGGAGCTGATCCCGGTTGCTGTCGATGCCGTTATGACGATCATATGGGCGATCGTCGACAATCTGCCGCTGCTGGTGGATACGGCGGTTCAGTTGATCCTCGCGCTGGTGGACGGAATCGGACAGGCGCTGCCCGAGCTGATTCCCGCGATCGTGGAAGCGGTTATCCTGATCGTTTCGTCGCTGCTGTCGAATATCGATCAAATTATCGAAGCAGGCATGTCGATCTTGTTCGGCCTGGTCGAAGGAATCATTAACGCATTGCCCGCGCTGGTCGAAGCGCTGCCGCAGCTGATTACGGCGATCGTGGAGTTTTTCATTGAAAACCTGCCGGAGATTCTGTATGTAGGCGTGCAGGCGATTGGAGCGCTGATTCAGGGAATCGTCGGCGCGATTCCACAGCTTTCTTCTACCATGCCGCAGGTCGTCTCCTCAATTACAAGCGGTATCTCCAAGGCTGTTTCGTCGGTTACGCAGATCGGAAAGAACATCGTGCAGGGGCTGTGGCAGGGCATCCAGTCCATGGGCCAGTGGATCCAGGACAAGATCGGCAGCCTGTTTAAAAGCGTTGTCGACGGCGCAAAGAGCGTGCTTGGCATTCACAGCCCGTCGACCGTGTTCGCCGGGATCGGCGAGAACATGGGACTTGGGTTAGGCTCCGGGTTCACCGACGCCATGGCAGGCGTGGAACAGGATATTACAAACGCCATCCCGACCAACTTCGATCTCGACGTCAATGCGGACTATCCGACGAAAACGGCAAACCCGCTAGGCAGCGTTGCAAAGCGTATCATCGAGCATACCGGCACAATCCGGATCGAGGGCGTCAACGACGAAGGGATCATGACAAAAGTCGTCGACTTTCTGGTCGGTGAACTGCGGCAGGAGGTGCTTGCCTGATATGGCGCTTTTGAGAAATGAGGATACCGGGATCGATATCACCCGGTTTATTACACTGGAAGAGAAACAGTCCGTCATCCGAACGGAGTGGCAGACGCTGGACGGCCGCACGTATCTGCAGCGGTATGGCGTACCGAACGCAACCTACGAGGTCGTCGCGTATGTGAATTACGCCGGCAAACAACTCTTGTTTGATGCGGAGGACGTCGCTGCACTGCTGAAAGCCGAGTGCAAACACGGCACGTTCTACGGGCATATTATCGAGCTGAAGGAGTTCAGCCGCCTCGCCGGCGACTGGTACAAGACGACGCTGACGCTCGCGCCGGAGGTGACGGAATAATGAGAATCCTGCCGGCTGAGATACGGAACAAACTGCTGGAGCGGTTCCAAGTCGAGAGTAAGGACGCCAAGCCAACCCTGCGCGTCGTCGCGACGCAGTCGACCGTCAATACGCTGCTGACCGAGGATATCCATAAAGATGTGGCAGCGGGGTTCGGCGATGTGGCCATCCGACAACTACCCGGAGAATCGACGCCGTCGCTGGCATATGCGATTGGTATCGATAGTGGCGTCGCCAACATCTACGAGCGCGGCTTTCCGACCGATCTCGAATCCCCATGGGTATGGAACTGGACGCTCGGAGCGGCAATAGACGTCGCGATCGAGTTCAACGGCGAATGGACGATCAACGCAAAGACCCGCTGTTATGAGCTGATCACTGAGGAGACGCCGTACATCTTTTTTACGGATGCAGCGGGCACGCTGTATTTTCAGAAATGGCAGGATGAAGCGACGCGGATTCCGCTCGCCGAAAACGTGGAGCAGATATCGGTCTGCCGGGCGTGGAAATCGAACCTTGACGTTGGCGTCGATCAGGGACTGGTGATCGGGTATCTGCACGAAGGCGTCGTTTATTACAGAACCTACGCGGAACAGGAGGGCGGCGCGCTCCTCTGGGAGGAGGAACGGCAGGTCACGGAACTCGGCACGGGCAACACGACGCTTGCGCTGTTTCGGACGAACGATTACCGGCTTGGGTTCGTGACCGAAAACGCCGGGCAGATACAGTATGTACTGTCCTACCGGACCTACGCCGGGCAGGCCATGCCGGCGGAGTACGCAGATGTGCAGCCGCGGGATGCGCGGGTCTGGATGATCCCGCCAACCCGGTATTATCCGGTGACGACGGAGCGGGCGAACGTCGATCCTGACTTTGTATATCTCATGACGCATCCTTTGGAAGCGGGGTTCGAAATTAGCGGGGTCACGCGCATGGATGAACAGAACCTGCTGTTCACGTTCACTCAGGATATCGGAGGCGAGATCTTTTCTTCTATGTCCATCTCACCTGCGCGGACGATCCTGTCTGCGACGATACAGAACGGAAACGAACTGTTGGTGACGCTCGGCGAAGATATGAATCGGGTGACGCCGTTCGATCTGACGATTACAAATTGCCGGGCGGGATACTGGGTCGTGGACGGTATGAAGATGGCGCTTGAAACGCTGACCATCCATGCCGACGGCGCGCCGAACGAAGGCGTCGAAGAAGAGTCCATAACGGTTGCAACGACCGGAACGGTGCTGCTGATCACTGCGAATAAATACTATCCGGTGACCAGCGAACTGGCTGTTGTGGCTGGTTCTGGGTCCGTAACCCTGATGCCGGTAGATGTGATCCCGATATAAGGAGAAAGACGATATGAATAAACTCGAGCAACATGCGGTGATCCACAACCGCTTCGATGTAATCGTGCAGGACGCAAAGACCGGGAAGGTCAAACAGACCGCCGTTGCGTACAACATCATCCTGAACCAGTGGTTCTACTGTCTGACGGCAAGCGGCGGCGTCAGTTGGGAGTGCAATCACCTGAAACATATCGCGTTCGGTACGGGTACCGGTACGCTGGACGTGACGCGTACTGCGATGTTCTCACAGTTAGGAGTGAAAGAGGCGACTGTGGTCGACACGGTATACGACAGCCCAACGAGTTATGTGACCAAAGAAATCCGTCTTGAGGCGGACGAATTCAATGGAAGTACGATCACGGAAGTGGGATTTAAGGACTATTATTCCGTTTGGTACTTTCTTGTCACGCACGCGTTTTTGAAGGACAGCGAAGGAAACCAGATCGCGATTGCCAAGACCGACTCGGACGTCGTGATCATCCGGGGCACGTTCTACGCCACGTTCACGCAGGGCGGGTTCGGTACAAACGGCATCTATGCGCCGGAGAGTGAGAACCTGATCGTTTCCTGTATCTTTGGGAATAATAATCTGCCGATGAACGTGCGGTTTTCCGGATTCACAAGCGATACCCCAGCAAAGATGGGCGTTCGGTATCACGGCACAAAAACGACGACGCTGGCAAACTGCACAAAAGACACGGCAGCGTGGCAGCTTGATTACCCGCTGTTCACATGGAGCGACGTGGAGTGCAACGGCCAGACGGTCAAACAGATCGGCATGCCCGGTTTCGCGGCGATCAGTCTGCCGGACAGTTCGATCTTTACGCCGATTGCCATTTCACACTTATCGATCGGTACCGGAGACGGAAGCACGACGGAATTCGATATTGGCTCTCCATTGTTTGCACCGGACAGCGAAACGATCTATGTCGACGGCGTAGCGCAGACGCGCGGTGCGGATTACACAGTCGATCCGACCAACAATATGATCGATATGCATGAAAATTACTGGTCGGCCGAGTTCGATGCGCTTTCGGACAATGTCGAGTTCGGAAACCTGAAAACGAGTACGATGATAGGCACCCCGTATTACGATCCCATTGCATGGTGGATCTGTACCAATGCGTACCATTACCCGAGCAGCTGCACGGTTTCGTCGACCACTCCGATATGGATTGACTTTGGCGTGGCGCGTGACTGCAATCGAATGAAGTTTGAGCTGATCACAGTACCGTCTGCGCAGATTGACAATATTGTGATCGAGTATTCCAGCGACAATGCCAGTTGGACGGCGGTCGCTGCAACACGAAACGAACAGGTGTGGAGTTTCCCGCTGACCAGTGCACGCTATTGGCGGGTGTACATTCCGTCCTATTCCTGGACCTATTCTCTGCAGTATTACAATCTTCCAACGCGTGATTCTCTGGTAACCGGGACGTCGTTTTTCCTTGGGAAAGTGACGCCGGGATTACAATTTATTACCGCACCGGCCGCGGGCGCAGCAATCGAAGCGTCGTTCACTCTGAATTATCCCTACAAGACGGCGAACAATCTTCTCAAGTTCACCGCTTCGCTGGTATTTACGCGCGGAGAGGGGAGCTGATCCTTTGGAGCTTTCCTTCGAGTATACGGGTACGCTCGGGACCGGCGCATCCCCGCAGGCCGTTCATATGATGGACAACGGCCTGCGGTTCTTCTATCTGGACGCCGGCGTGGTGAAAGCGAAAGAAGCGTATCCGGATATGGGGATCTACGATTCTCTCGTTTTCGCCGACAAAGGCCGCGTCTGCACGAACACTGGCGTAGAGAAGCCGCAGCTCAAGAAAGTGGCGCACCACGGCGCGTATGGATTCTGGTCGTCGGGGAGCGCGCACCGGTTCGTGATGTACATGCTGCCAAGCGACATATCCGCCATGGTAGAGAGCATATCCATCTCGCACACCAAGGACAGCCCGATCTCGCAGCTGTCAGCGACGTTCCAGAACGTGGAGAACCGGCTCGTGGGTCGGGCGCGGTCGATCGTGCAGCCGAACACGCGGTTGGAACTGTACTTCTCCATGGGTTCCTCGGACGAGATCGGCATGGGCCGGTTTTACATCGACCGGACGAACGTGGACTACCCCAAAGGCACGGTGTCCGTTTCGGCGCGAAATACGATCGGAAAACTACTGAAGGATCAGACATTTGATGAGGACACGACGTTTACGGAATCCGATCTGAAACTGAACCTCGAAGCGGTGCTCGCTTTAGCTGGCGTAGAAGCAAGCTTTGTGGGCGACCCGGCAAAGACATGGAATCTGACTTTCGAGCCCGACGTGACGATCCTGGACGGGTTGACGCAGGTGATCGCGCTGCTTTCCGGCTGGCAGATGAAAGAGACCATGGACGGTGTGGTGGGCGTTGCGAGCTCGACCGACACGCGGTTCGACCAGCCGACGACGGTTGCGTTCGAACGGGAGAAGACCTGCTGGAGCTACAGCACAGAATACGCGGATGAGAACACATACGCCAAGATCTGCGTACGATGCTCGGATCCGGAGCAAACGCTGTATGTCACGCTCGATCCGCACCGCTGGTGGAATTCGCCGGGCAACAAGACTCTGTACGTCGATCTGCCGGATGGAACGTCCTCCGCCGAACTCGCAGCCTACGCCGCCGAGTTGGCCGCCGGCGTTGCGCTCGTCGGCCGGACGGAGAGCTTTGCTGGGATCTTTACGCCGGCACTGATCGTGGGCGACTTGATCGCGCTCGTGGAAAGCGACGGAACGCAAACAGAGATCGGGACCGTGACAACGGTGAAACACACCCTGGGGCGATCGGGTTTCTATACGGAATTCACGATCGATTCGAGCGGCCGGAAGGGCAAGGCGCTGCTGAAGGATTATCTTTCGCAGATTACGAGTACGTCCAGTAGCAAGGGCGTAACGATCACCTGATGGGGGAAATGAATATGGAGTTTACACGCAATATCCGAAAGGGCACGTCCGGCGAGGACGTGCTTTTTTGCAAGCAGAAGCTATTGGAGCTTGGCTATTATGCCGACCATATTACGATCGTGACGAAGAAGACGTTCGGCGCGGATACGCTGGAGGCCGTGAAGCGATTACAGACGCAAGCCGGGCTGACCGTCGACGGGGTCATTGGAAGCCAAACGTGGGCGGCGCTGTTCGGCGACACGGCGGCCGAAGCGGAGACGATCAAAAAGGAGACGCCATCGGAGAAAGCGCTCGCGATCGTGGCGCTCGCCCGAACTCGGATCGGCGATCTGTATGTATGGGGCGGCAGCGGTATGACTGATCTCTCCGACAGCGCGATCCAAGCGAAGGACGATGAGTATGCCCGGGCGATTACGTTCAGGAACAAGCAGTACAAATATGGGTTTACCGATCTGCTGGGGCACGACTGTTCGGGGTTCATCTCCTGGATCATGCGGGAGTGTGAGATTTGGAACAACCGGCGAGACTGCGACGGTCTATGGTCGCTTTGCGACGAGGTCACTCGCAGCGAATTGATCGCCGGCGATTTCGTATTTCGGGTGTCCTCGCCGAATTCCAGTGACGAAACGCACATCGGGCTGTATTGCGGGCGCGGCGTCGTGATCCACGACAAGGGCCGTGACGTCGGCGTTGTGATCGAGGGTATCAATCAGGGCGGCAGTGGTTACTGGCACAAGTGCGGCCGCTGCAAATTGTTATACCAATAAAAGTGGGGGAGGGATTAATTTGGATTATATCGGTGAGATCATTTCGGGTGTATTCGCTCTACTGGTCGTTTGGATCGAACTCCGAGCGACGCGCGACCGGAAACAGACGGAACGGCGTGCCGCCGTCCGGGCAAAGGAATCGAAGCTGGCCATGAAGATGCAGGACGCGAACCTGTCGCTGTCTCTCGCCACGGCGCTGGCGGTTGAACGCGGCGAAACGAATGGTGAAATGAAAACCGCGCGTGAAAAGGCGAAGACCGCGCAAGAGGAATACGAAGATTTTGTCCACGACCTTGCGTCGAAGCAGGCTACATCTATCTAAATTAAAGGAGGAAACACAACATGAAAAAGAAACTGCTATTGGTACTGATCGCACTCTTGGTGCTTGCGCTTCCCGTTTACGCGCTGGCGGATTCGGGCGGAACGAGCACGGCGACCGACATCCTAATCGAGAACGCCGTGAACGTCATCGCGGCGTTTTTTATTGCGCTGATCGGTGTGTTCGGCGCGTGGCTGACGGCGAAGCTTGGCAAGATTACACAGCTCGATACGGTGAACAAGGCGCAGCAGGAGCTGATCAAGCTGGCGCAGATCACGGTTGGAGAATTGAAACAGACGGTGGTCGACGGCATGAAGGCCGCGAGCAAGGACGGAAAACTGACCAAGGATGAAATCGCCGCACTTGGCCAGATGCTGTACGAGAAGACGACGGCGAAGCTGTCCGATTCCGCAATGAGCGTACTGACCGCGGCGCAGGTCGATATCTCCGCGCTGATCACCGGTACGGCGGAGCAGTTGATCTCCGGCATGAAGTAAGAAACAACAGCATATCGACAGAGGGGAGCGTCTTTCGGGGCGCTCCTTTTTTTATAGGGAGGAAAATTATATGGCGAAATACAGAACGATTAATCAGGCATATGAATGCCTCAAGGAACTGGATGCGGATACCGCCATTACGCTGCACGCGCTTCGGAAACTGGTGGTTTCCGGTCAGATACCGAGCATGCGCGTCGGCAAGAAGTATCTGATCGACTTGGATATTCTTTCCGGCTATTTGAAGGTGCCGATTTCACAGGATCGTTCTCTTGACTTTACACCGAGTCAGAGTGATCTATAGTACCAGGCTGATAGGATAAGGAAGGAGGAGGACAATGGCTGCAATACGAAAACGCAAGGGGAAAACGGGAGATTCCTATCTGCTTACATCCAGCAACGGCAGAGACGCATTTGGGAAACAGGTTCGAATCAGCACAACGTGGCATCCGTCGCCTGATATGACTGCCGCACAAGTTAAGCGCGCGGTGAAGAACGCTGCGACGGAGCTTGACAGGCAGTGTGAACAAGGCTATGTCGCCGACGATAAACAGACGTTTGCGGAATACGCCGAGTATGTACTGAACCTTAAGGAAGCGAATGGGACCAAGAAAGGTACCCTTCGTTCCTCGCGCCAAATGCTGACGCGTATCAACGCGGCGTTTGGCAATGTGAAGCTGAAAGATATCCGGCCGCAGCACCTGAATCGGTTTTACACGGATTTGAGTAAAGGAGGTCAGCGTATCAGCGGCCATTACGCCTACATATTGGATGCAGAAGTGTTCAAAGCGACGATCCGCAAGAAATACGGTTCGTTTGATAAATTCCATGATAATGGCGGCCCAGGCTGCTCGACGCTCGCAAAGATCTGCAGGGGCGAGCACTGCGATTATGATTTGGCTGTTCGCGCAGCAAAGCTGCTTGGAGTCAAATTCAACATGCTGTTCCGGGAAGAGAAGCGTGCGGATCCGCTGACGGCAAATACGATCCATCACTATCACAACATGATTTCCGTGGTTCTTGCGCAGGCGGAGCGTGAAATGATTATTCCTTACAACTCCGCGTCAAAGGCGAGTCCGCCGAAGGTCATTCGGAAAGAGCCGAATTTCATGCAGGTGGGCGATGTGATGCGGATCATGGAATGCCTGCAGCAAGAACCGCTGATGTGGCAAGCCGTTATGATGCTCCTGATCGCGACAGGCGCGCGGCGCGGGGAAATTGCAGGGCTGAAATGGAAAAACATCGATTTTGAGAATGGAAGCATTCGGATCGACTGTGCGCTTCTTTACGGCTCCAAAACAGGCGTATATGAAGAAACGCCGAAAACAAGCGCCGGCTATCGAACGATCGGCGTGCCCGGCGAAGTGATGGATTTGCTGCGTCGATACCGCATTGAGCAGAACAAGCAGAAGCTGCGAATGGGGACCGATTGGGAGCAGACAGACTATGTTTTTACCAACGAAACCGGTCGATACGTTCATCCGTGCACATTCTCAAGATGGCCGACCAAGTTTGCCGAAAGGTACGGCTTGCCGCACATCAATCCGCATGCACTGCGACACACACAGGCTTCGGTACTTTATAAGAGCAACGTCGACCCGGTGACCATTTCACGCAGGCTGGGCCACAGCCGTGTTTCAACCACGCAGGATATTTACTGCCATCTACTCGAGCAGGCAGACGATACGGCGCGGGATGCGATTGGCGAGGTGCTTTTCGGCGAAAAGAAGAAGCAGCCGCCAACGCCTGGAAAACAGAGAGCAAAGTAAATGGGAGGTTATCGCTCAGCAACATCCCGCCGTATTTGTTCTTCCAGGGGCAAAACGTCTGCTCTGTGATTCCGAGCTTCCGCCATATCCCCGATATCGGCGTGCCCAGTTCTGCCTGTTTCAACGCAAGGGTGATCCGCTCCTCTTGAATAATATTTGATGATATCGAGCACAAATATCGGAAAAAGATTGACGGTTCCGGCAATATGGGAATACAATCAAGCCGTGTAAATCAACCTTTATTGGATTTCGAAAGCACATTATATTTGTTGGTTATATTCCTTATTTCACCGAAAGAAACCACAAAACATACTCTTGGAATAAGTTGGACGTGGTAGAAAATCAATCGATACAGCAAAAAGGTTATTGCGGATCCAGAGGCTGATTTATGTCTGCTTTTTCGATGATTGAAATGGCATATAGACAACAGGTACCCTGAGAGAACGGCCATGTATAATTCTCAACTAAATAATTGATTGATCAGTATTTGAGGAAACTGGAATGAAACGCGTAATCATAATTATCCTTGTTTGCTTTTTCATGGTTGCGGGATGCGCTCCAAAGACTGAAATCAAAGCCCCCGTAACTGCGGGTACTGAATCCACGGCTACACCAACCCTTACCAACCCGACCAACAACGCTGAGAACCCTTCAGTTATAAACAGTGTGGAGAACCCTATAGATCCCACGTGGTCATATCCCGGCTCCGACAACTGGCAGATGACGGGCCAGTTTGGCGGAACGACCAAGGCGATGTATCGGGACGGCGACCGACTCTATCTGGGATCGGGACTGCACGTGCTGGTTCTGAATGTGGCCGACCCTGAAGCGATACAGGTTATGGGGACCAGTCCTCTGCTGCCGCAGTTTATCGAAAGCATCTCAGGAGACGAAGAAGGACATCTGTTCGTATCCTGCGGGTCAGGCGGACTGGTGATTCTGAACGTCTCAAACTTATCTGCGCCGACCATTTCAGGATATCTGGATACTATGGGGTATACGGAAAATGCGACGCCGTTTGGGCGATATGTCGTTCTTGCGGATGGCCCGCAGGGCATGCAGATAGTGGATGTCTCGAATATTCAAAATCCGACGATCGTATCAGAAGCCTTTCCGCTTGCTTATGTGTATGATGTTGTGATAGAAGGAAACACGGCATATGCCGCAGGCGGAGGGAGCGGTCTATTTACGATTGATTTAAGCGACCCAGAAAAACCCGTCGAAACGGGAATGGTTCAACTCAATGGATGTCAGTACGACGCGGAAATTGTCAACGGGCGGCTGTATCTTGCGGGCGCATGGGGCGGCGTCAGTGCTTTTGATATCGGCGAACCGCTCGCGCCGAAGCTTGCGAACAATACAGAAACGACCGGCTGGGCCATGGCGCTGGAAAGTGCCGATGGAGACCTGCTTGTGCTCGACGGTGCGGACGGTGCGATGCTATATGATTTATCTTCGAGTCAGCCGGAATTGTTGTCGACGTTTACACTGTTTGGCTTTGTCGGTTCCGGTGCGATGGAAGGTAATTCGGCATTTTTGCTTGATGAAGAATTCGGGCTGGTGTCGGTTGATTATTCGGACAAGTCGGCGCCCGAATTGCTCAGCCGCTGGATGCCGTTGACGGAAGCCCGCCGTCTCACAGTGAGCGGGACAACCGCATTCGTAGCGGGTGGACTTTCCGGCATGCACGTGATTGACCTGAGTGATGTCAGCAATCCGCAGGAGACATTCTGGTACAACACCGACGGTGGATATGTGAACACTGTACTCGTTTCTGGCAACAAGGCATATGCATCCATACATTTGGACACACGAACCCCCCTTGTGATTTTCGACATATCGAATCCTCTTGAACCGAAGGAGTTGGGCAGCGTACTCAATGATGAGGCAGTGTATGGATCCGCGTTTCGCTCTTTTGCGCTTGGCGACGAGGCCGCTTATATAGCTGGAGAACGGACGGCGCTTACGGTTGATATTCGTGATTCAGCACACCCAAAGATGACGAGTCGGATTGATTTGGGTAATGAATCCAACAGCGGAGTAACCCAAGGCGACTTGTTTGTGACCGGTTCCAGGCTCCAGATCTACGACGTTTCCGATCCGCAGAACTTAAAGCTAATATCTTCGTTGGATAATAACTCCAGTGGCGAGGCGGTTGCATTTCTTAATGATACGACGGTGCTCTGCGCCGGCGAGCCAGGTATTTGGATCGTGGATATCAGCGATCCGCTTGACCCGAAGAAAATAGGTGAATTTTCGATGTCCGGCAGCCCGATGGGAATAGCAATGGATGGAACTACGGCGTATATTTCGGCGTTGGGGAACGGTATTTATATAGTTGACTTTTCCGACATTAACATTCCGGTGCTTATTGAAACGATCCATACACTTGGCGATGCGAATTCCTGTTATCTTAATGGGAATCAACTGATCGTAGCCGATAGCATTGCGGGCATGACCATTTACGAGCGAGTCAGCAGCGTGTCAAACGCCGACGCAGCCACTACCGGAACCAAGGGTTATGCGCTTACGCTTATGACAGGCGAGGACAGGCAGACCACGCCCTATACGCCGCCGGAAGAAATGACTACCCCAAACACGGCACATGAGTATGTTATAACAACTGTGGCGGACAGCGGCGATGGGTCGCTTCGGAACGCGCTGGAACATCTGCAGCCGAACACCACGATCACTTTTGATACAACCGTATTCTCCCCGAAGAAACCCATGACGATCGTTCTCGAATCTGCGCTGCCGGAGATCGAAAATGACTATCTTACTTTGGATGCGAGCAACGCTGGCGTGATTTTGGATGGCAGTCATTTATCCGAAGGGAACGGGCTCACGGTCCGCGCATCGCACTGTACGGTGATGGGCTTGCAGATTGTGAATTTTCCGGGTAACGGCATTCAAAGCGATGGAAACTGGAACCAGTTCGGCGGAAGCAGAGCAATTGGCGCGGGGCCGATAGGGCAAGGCAATCTTACAAGCGGGAATGGCATCTGCGGCATCGTTACCGGCGGATGGTACACGAAAGTTCTGGGAAATCTGGTCGGTACGGATATTACCGGCACGCAAGCCTATCCTAATTATGACGGTATTTTTGTTACTGACTGGGGTTTCTACGTGACTGTTGGCAGCACGAATCCAGACGAGAGAAACATTGCTAGCGGAAACAACTCTATAAATATGGACTCATGGGGCGATCATACCCTCATCATTGGCAACATCATCGGACTGGATATTACGGGGACGAAGGTCGTTAAGTACGATTCCGAAAGCAACCTGACTTTGGAAGACACTGCTAAGAACACCATCGTCGGTGGAACAACGCTTGAAGAGCGCAATATTATCAGCGGCGCACAGAGCGGCGTGACGTTCAGCGATACGACCAGTTATCAAAACTCTGTAATCGGCAACTATATCGGGACGGATATCACAGGAACGAAGGCGGTCGGCAATCGTTCTGGTGGAGGCATCTGGGCGTGCAGCCATCATCGCATTGGAGGAACCGCTGAGGGCGAGGGGAATCTCATCAGCGGCAACGAAAATGCTGGCACCGGTTTGAGCGGATACGGCTGCTCGGATAATTTCATCCTCGGCAACCGCATTGGTATAGACGTCAATGGCAATCCTTTACCGAATGGTACGGGGGTCGACGTGAACACTGGGCAGCGGCACGGCACGATAGGAGGATATACTGAGGCGGAGGGGAACCTTGTCGTCGGCGGATCAATCTCCATGCGGATCACCGGCCATGGAATCAAAGGCTGTTATTTTGCCGGAAACACAGTGATCAATTCGGGCAATCTGATGATCTATCTGGAAGATGGGGCATCGGACTGCTTTATACAAAACAATACATTTGAAGAGAATAATAGCAATGCCGTGCGCGTGGACTACGGAACGGGGAATATAATCCGATCGAACACCTTTATTAGCGATAAACCATGGGAGTTGATCCTGCTTCTTGAGGGCGGTAATACCGGAATGCCCGCTCCTGTCGTGACCGAAGCGAAAGATATAAGTATATCCGGGACCGCCTGCGCATTCGGGCGCGTGGAAATTTACCTATATGAAAAAACCGGGATCGTTTCTCTGGGATTTTCGCAGGCGGATGAAAAAGGCGAGTTCCGTTTTACAAACAGCGAATCGTTGAGCGGCAAACAGGTGATTCTGCTGGTTACGGATATGCTGAACAATACATCTGCTTTCTCGCAACCCTGCGATGTATCTTAATCTACGGTTTGAGAAATATTCGGTGAGGAACAATGCTTTTACGAACTCAGACTAAATGATAATTATGGAAACATTTTTAGATTATTCAAGATGGCCGGCTAGGTTTGCCGAAAGGTATGGGCTACCACGCATCAATCCGCACGCGCTGCGACACACGCGGGCCTCGGAGCTTTACAAGAGTAACGTCGACTCGGTGACCATTTCAAGCAGACTAGGTCACAACTGCGTTTCGACGACGCAAGATATTTATTACCACCTACTCGAACAGGCAGACGATACAGTTCGGGATGCGATTGGCGAGATCAACGTTTTGAACAGATCGACCACAAACAGACAAAAGAGGATATTATGTCGTTTTTCAAAGATCAGAGCACACTTGATCTATGGAGTGTGGATTTCTTTACCAGTATAACGGAATCACTTGTATAATAGCCAAGTGTTCAAATCGACGATCCGCAAGAAATACGGTTCGTTTGATAAGTTCAATGAAAACGACGGACCATGCTGCTCGACACTCGCAAAAATCTGCCATGACGCACATTGCGATTATGATTCGGCTGTTGGCATGGAAAAGCTGTTTAGGACCAAAATTGACGTACTGCTCAGGGAAGGAAAACGTACGGAATTTTGGTGAATTATGGCACTATTAACAAGTACAACACGTTCGGTTTAAAACAAGAAGCGGTTTTCAAAGAGTATCAGGAATCGATAAAAAAAGAGGAGAAAGCGATTATGAAGAGGCTGTTTTGCGCAATGATTGTGGTGCTAACAGCACTTGGGCTGGTTGCATGCACTACGACGGCGACGGAGACTGCGCCCGAGGCGGCGGAGATGACGACTGAACCGGCATCCGAGGTTGTGACGTTTACCGACCCTGTGCTTGAGACTATGGTGCGCGGCGCGATGGGCATACCGGACGGCGACATCACTACTAAGGAAGTGAAAGCGGTCACAGAGTTGAACCTGAGTTTCGAGTGGCGGCAATATCTCCCGGATGCGGTACAGATTCAGGACATCGGCGGATTGGAGTACTTTACAAACCTGAAGCAACTCGACCTTTCGTTCCATGCGATCAGCGATATTTCGCCTCTTGCGGGGTTGACCAGCCTCGCCTTGCTGTCGCTGAACGGAAATCCGGTTACCGATGTTGCGCCGCTCTGCGGGCTGACGAACCTGAAGGTGCTCTCGCTTTCCGGCTGCGCGGCGGAGGATTACAGCGCGCTTTCGAACCTGACCGATCTGGAACTGCTTGCGTTGGACAACTCGGCAATTGCCGACGTTTCGCCGCTTTCCACGCTGACCGGACTGAAGTATCTGCATTTGGCGGGAAGCCCGGCTTCCGACTATTCTCCGCTGGCGGCTTTCTACCCGAATCTGGAGGAGCGGGACTTTTCAATCATCTCTACGCTTCGTGAACTGGGGTTTGCCATGGATAACGGCAAAAATCAGGCGTACTATGGGGACGTTCAGCGCGACGGGGTGAGTGTGAACATCAACCACGCCGAGTGGGGCGTTCCGGGGACTGAAGATATGACAAAATGCGTAAAAATGGACTTGATGCTGGATAGCGGGTATATCTTGACCGTTTTGTACTATCCGGAGATAGACGCTTATGTCTTTCAAATGAACATCAATAATGAACAGATGAACTACGTCTGCGACGTGGCGGATAACGGTACGGTCATGATGGATTCCGACAGCAGGGAACGCTTTGAGAACATGATAACGGAGGCGCTGGGCGACACGGGAGACGGGGACGCGCTGCTTGCGCCCATGTCCATCTTCAACGATACGATCCAGGAGACGTTTGGCATGACCGCTGACGCGCTCTATGCGTTGCCGATGGAGTGATGAGAATTGCAGAAAGAAAATCGATACACTTGCAAGTGCGCCGAGAATGAAGCAGATTTAACATCCACCAATGATATAAGTAAACATTCAACTAAGGCTATGAATATCCAATCTCTTGATGTCAATCAGAGACATGCAAACAACGGTTCGGGTTGTGCGGGAGACGGTTGGGTTATTATCTTCACGTTGTGTGGCATGGATTGACAATATAACGGAATACCGTTATAATGAAAAAACACGAGGTGTGTAAGATGACGATTGAACAACTGCTGGCACAAAAAGGCATGACAAAATACCGCCTATCGAAGGATACGGGAATTCCGTATATGACGGTGAACGATATCTGCAGCGGAAAAACAAAGTTGATGAATTGCACAGCGGCAACGGTGCGGCGCTTATCCAAGGCGCTTAACGTTACGATGGAAGTTTTGTTGGAGGGCGAATCGGAGGAAGCGGCTGAAATGGAGAGCCGAAACGATTTTGAATTGTTCAAGAGCAATGTCTGTCACCGGGTCAAAGCGGCCGGAGATATGGCTTTTATTGTTGAAACGCTGCAAAGCGATACGATTCGACGGTACTATGATAAAAAGTGGTATCCCGAAGCGCTCTATCTGCTTGCAATGGTGGACTACCTTTCACGCGAGAATCATCTGCCGATTTGTATCAATTACAACGATATCCGTGCGAGGAAACTTTCGAACATCGTATATCCATCCGGCGTGCTTGCCATGTACGCCGTTTCCAAAGATGAACGCGTAAAAACGGAGAGCTATCGCAAGGCGATTCCGGAGTTCCGGCGGTTTAATATTGTGGAGAACGAGGTGCGAAATGTCATATAGCACCAAGCTCACAAAAGAGAATCTGGATTATTACCTAAGGGAACTGGCAAAGGAGTTCCGCCGATTAAATGGAAAGACGATGCCGGCGGAGATGATCCTGATCGGTGGCGCTTCTGTGTTAATCAACTATGGATTTCGCGATATGACCAGCGACGTGGACGCCATTATTTCGGCGTCCTCCGTCATGAAGGAAGCCATCATTAAAGTGGGTGATCGTTTTTCATTGGAGAACGGATGGCTGAATACGGATTTTCAGAATACGAAGTCCTACACGCCCAGATTAATGGAGGTATCCGTTTTCTATAAAACGTTATCCAACGTTCTGACGATTCGAACGGTTGCGGGCGAATATCTAATCGCCATGAAGCTCATGTCGGGCAGAGAATATAAAAACGACCTTTCCGACGTGATCGGTATTCTACATGAACATGAACAACGCGGAACGCCGATTACATATGAGCAAATTGACGCGGCTGTTTGCAGACTGTATGACGATTGGACGGGTGTACCGGATTCCGCAATTCGGTTTATTCGGGATGTGTATGACGCTCCGGATTATAGCGAGTTGTATGAGCGGCTTCGTAACGAAGAGCGCGAGAGTCGCGAGACACTGCTGGACTTTGACGTTGAATATCCAGGCGTTTTGCACGAGGATAACATGTCGGAAATATTAAAGCAGGCGCAGATGCGTATGAAACAAAGGGATAATGAATAGATGTAAGTAGCTGCTCTCAAACGGTCTCAGAGAAGTGTGTTTTTCGTTTGGAGCCGGCGCGCATATAATTCGCTTTGATAACAATTACACACTAGATGCAATTTCCATAAAAACCAAATGGTAAAGCAACCTGCGTTTGACGCATTTTTTGACGCACGTGACCGCGAGAGGTTGCGACGGATTGCCTGAAATTGCGAAATTTGTCGCACATTACAACAAATTCAAGTAACCGATTATACGCGATTAAAGGCGACTATTTGAGATCACGGACGATTAGGACAAAATAATCAGACGGCTCCGACACCGTTGGCCGCAGGCGAGAAATTGACAACAAAATACATGTGCCCGTAGCTCAGCTGGATAGAGCGTTGGACTCCGACTCCAAAGGCCAGAGGTTCGAATCCTCCCGGGCACGCCAAAAACCCCCTAATTAGGCGACTTTTTAGGGGGTTCGTTTTTTGTTCAATTTGAAGTTCGTGCGACAATGCGACAAATCCGAAAAAAGCGTTATTCAGGGTGGATTGAGAAAGACCTGCGAGACAAAGAGCTCACAGGTCAATTTTGGTTTTTGTCGCATTTTTGACGCACGAGGCATCCTTTTTTATCGGGAACAATTTTTCAGCATGGCTTGGACGAAACTTTCTGAAGTTCGATTCCGGGTGTCGCCTCTGGCTAAAACCACCAAAGTAGATACAATGAAACGGTAAGCAGAGGGGGGTTCAATTTTTGAAACATGTCAAACGTGTGCTTACCATACAAGGGAACAGAACACTAGTTGTTGTGATAGGCATTTTCTGTGCGTGGAGACACATTCAAGTTATTGTTTTGCTATATAAGGTCTATTGCAAGTTCATTTCAGTGCAATGTCATGAAATCGCTTTTGGATGTAGTTGTCAATTGCTACTTCATTGTCCTCACTACGAAAATGAAGTAGAGCATAAAAATCTTCGTCGACTAAAGGGATTATTAATCCGCGGTTATCCTGATATGTATCTGAACAGCGTAATATGAAAGTATCCATATCATCAATCGTTCTACAGGTGATAATGCCCATTTTACCGCGGTTGGGGCTGAATCGACCTCCAATTTGATCAAGTTCCGGATTTGCTACATCTCTGGAGTAGTTCTTGCATTCTACAATAATAAATCGTGATGGAATATCATGTGTGTTACTTAGACGGAAAAAGAAGCCGGTTTCAGCGCAATTATCGAATACTATATCAATTCGCTTACGTTTATCATGGATTTCCAATTCTATGGTTGGCGCGCACAGGTATGGATAAAATAGTAACTCCATAATACCAACTATAGTTCGATGATAAACCGTAGCACTTTCGCTTCCTAATGGTATTTCGCGAAGGCGATTTTCCAAGAATGTACAAATGCAAGAAACGCTTTCAAAGGTTATATCTGCATTCGATACCGGTTGTATTCGAGATTTTGTTCTCAGACGGAAGTCCTTGAAGATTTCTGGGTGCTTTTCTGTGAATTGTGCCAACCAGTTTTTGTCAATACATTGGCCTTTCTCTAATTGCTCTCGGACAGACCTTTTTGTTACATATTTGGTTCTCGATTTATCCTTTCGTCGTTGGACCAATGGACCGTTAAGGCGTAATTGCTCGTTCTGCAAAAAGTTCAAGACGAAGTGCTGCATGTACTTTTGGGGAGTATATTCTTTAGAGTAAGATACGATGCGCTTTGGGACAAGAAGTATTTTTTGGCCATTAACAATCAACATTTTTGTGTAAAGATTTTCCCATGTATTTGTTCTCCGTTCCCAGAAAAACCCAGAGGGTACTTCCGCGGTTAATGGGATATTCCATAGTGCGCACTGCTCTTGAGTGTATTGAATCAGTTGCTTTTTGATAATGTTAGCTGTCATATCGGACACCTTGTCCTTATCAACATTATCAACAAAAATTCGGAAGTCCTCAATGTCTTCCATTATTCCAGTTCGCAGAGCTTTACTTTCCTTAAGGCTTTTGAATATTTTAACGGCGTCGGATGGTCCCATTCCCTTGCCTTGCGGTGCAAACTTCGAAAAACCGAGGCAGACTTCGTTGGTTTCTCCTAGATGGCTAAACAATTCTTCGGCATCCGCCTGCCTATCATTTTGCAAAGCACTAAGGAGACAATCAAAATAGCTTCTTAAAGTTAGGTGTGCTTCTGACGCAATAGGGAAGTCGCTTTTTGCAATAAAGTAAGGGTCCAGAAATAAAGGGATGTCCGTGTTGGTGTCCACATCTATAAAATCCAGCTCGTATTGAGACCTTTTCAGTCCGAATGTTTCGCTTATTCTCATCTTCTCACTTCCTTCAACGAGTTTTTCCCTGATGAATGTAACAAAGGTTTTGCCGGTGAATTTTAATATTCTTCTCTCTATCCAAGTGGGGGCGGAACGTTGCTCTATATATCGAATTCTGAATGCTACACTACAATGCCTGTGGACACAAGCGAGTAATCAATGGCGGATCAATTGTGCGAATAGATTTCGAGATTGGCTCTGATGCCACCTCATTTCATCTTTTCGCAAAGAGGAAGTATTTCTTCCAGCTTGGCGACGATGCGTTTTTGCTTGGCGAGGGGTGGGAGGGGAAGGATCATTGCCCTTAGGACATATCGTTTCGATACAGTTGACTGTAACCAATCCATTATAAGTTTGTTTTGCATGCGATTTGCACGTATTTTCTTTATTATAGCAACTAATCCTTGGACAAACAACGAACAGCTGTCAGCAACTGTTACAAATTTATCTTTTTGATTAAAACATGGATGGTCGCCTATATTTTTTTCAAATCTATTCTGCTGATGTTTTTTCTTACCTGCGTTGCAGATCGAAACTCAATTCTATATAATCAAGATAAATGTATACTGCTGGTCTTGGTATCAGATAAAAATTGAGGGAGCACAATATGGCTGAACAAAACTCCGCCGACATCGGCTTTGAAAAGCAAATCTGGGATGCAGCTTGCATACTGCGCGGCAACCTTGACGCGTCGGAATATAAGCAAGTCGTTCTGGGTCTGATCTTTCTTAAATATATCTCCGACCGGTTTGAAGCCCGTCACCAGCAGCTTGTGACAGAAGGTGAAGGCTTTGAAGAAGATGTGGACGAATATCTGTCCCAAAATATCTTCTTTGTGCCGGAGGACGCGCGCTGGGAGATCATCGCCGCAGCCGCGCATACGGCGGAAGTCGGTACGGCGATCGACAACGCAATGCGCTCCATCGAAAAAGCGAACCGCAGGCTCAAGGGCATCCTGCCGAAGAATTTCGCGCGTCCCGAGCTGGACAAGCGGCGGCTCGGCGAAGTGGTCGACCTTTTCACCAATATCCAAATGATCGATCAGGGCGAAGAAAAGGACGTCCTCGGGCGCACATACGAATACTGCCTTGTCCGCTTTGCCGAACAGGAAGGCAAGCTGGCCGGGGAGTTTTTCACGCCGTCCTGCGTGGTTCGGACGCTCGTTGAGGTGCTTGAGCCGTTCAACGGGCGCGTGTACGATCCCTGCTGCGGCAGCGGCGGGATGTTTGTGCAGAGCGCGAAGTTCATCGAGAACCACAGCGGCAACATCAATAACATTTCAATCTACGGGCAGGACAGCAACCCGACCACATGGAAGATGTGCACGATGAACCTTGCCATCCGCGGCATCGAGGCCGACCTTGGCAAGTATAATGCGGACACCTTCGCGGACGACTGCCACCCGCTGCTGAAGGCTGATTATGTCATGGCGAATCCGCCGTTCAACCTTTCCAACTGGGGCGCCGGCAGACTGCGGGACGATAAGCGCTGGGTGTTCGGCATGCCGCCCGCCGGCAACGCAAACTACGCGTGGCTCCAGCATATGATCTACCATCTTTCGCCAAACGGCAAAATGGGCTGTGTGCTGGCGAACGGTTCGCTATCCTCGCAGTCCGGCGGTGAAGGGCAAATCCGCAGAAATATTATAGAGGCCGACCTTGTGGACTGCATCGTCGCCATGCCGCCGCAGCTCTTTTATACCACGCAGATTCCCGTTTCCCTGTGGTTCATCAGCCGCAATAAAAAGCAGAAGGGTAAAACGCTGTTTATCGACGCGCGCAAGCTCGGCACGATGGTCACGCGGCGGCTGCGCGAACTCACGGACGAAGACATCAAGCTGCTTGCAGACACGCACAGGGCGTTTGAGGCGGGAACACTGGAACCCGCCAAGGGGTTCTCCGCCGTGGCGACTATCGAGGATATCAAGAAGCAGGATTACATCCTTACGCCCGGCCGGTATGTCGGCATTGAGGACGCGGAGGACGACGGCGAGCCGTTCGAAGAGAAGATGGCGCGGCTGACGAAGGAGCTCGACGGGCTGTTTACCGAGTCGCACCGGTTGGAGAAGGAGATAAAAGAGCGGCTGGGGGCGATTGGGTATGGGGAGTGAAGCTGTACCTGTAAGACTAAAGGACGTATGCTCAAAAATAGGAAGTGGAGCAACTCCAAGGGGCGGGAAAGAATCTTATATTACAGATGGGATTTCATTAATCCGTAGTCAAAACGTCCTGGATTTTTCTTTTTCTTATAATGGACTGGCTTTTATTAACGATGAACAAGCTGACAAACTTAAAAATGTTACTGTTCAAGAGCAAGACGTATTGATAAACATTACTGGAGATTCAGTAGCACGTGCTTGTTTAGTGCCTAACGGGGCACTTCCTGCGCGAGTTAATCAGCATGTTGCGATTATAAGACCTAATAGTAGAGCAGAAAGCGAATTTATACTTTACTATTTACAGTCTATTAAGCCGCATCTCTTATCCATTGGTTCTTGTGGTGGAACTAGAAATGCATTAACGAAAGAGATGCTAGAAAATCTCGAATTTGATTTGCCATCAATAGAAAAGCAGAAGATGATCGCCGCCACCCTCTCTTGTCTCGACGACAAAATCGAGCTGAACAACCGCATCATCGCCAACCTCGAAGCGCAGGCGCAAGCTATCTTCAAAAGCTGGTTTGTGGATTTCGAGCCGTTTCAGGACGGCGAGTTTGAGGAGAGCGAGTTGGGATTGATTCCGAAGAGGTGGAGGGTGTTTACTTTTTCGGAAATTCTCACTCCGCGCGCCGAAAAAGATAATTCGCCGAATATTCCTGAATACTCTGTCACGAACACTGGCATATACCCACGCGAAGAGAAATATAAAAAAAAGCTCTCAATGATGAATAGATCAAACAAGATTATTCGCAAAGGCGATCTCGTTTTTGGAATGAGCAGAACAATTCTAAATTGGGGCATCATGCAAGATAAAATAGGCGGTGTAAGCTCGGCATATCACGTGTTTTGGGTAGCGGATTACATACCTTCTAAGTATCTTGAAGGTTACATGCGATCTTATATTAGCTACTTTGGCGATATTATAAAACCAGCGGCACGCGAAGGTCAGGGCATCGATAAAGCAGCACTATATGCAAAGCTCATATATGTGCCAAGCGAACAGGCTATTCGCGATTACTATTCGATAGAGGATACAATAACCACCTCAATAAATAGTTTCAAACAGCAGAACGCTACTTTGGCGCAGTTGCGCGATACCCTGCTCCCCAAACTCATGTCGGGGGAAATTGAAGTGCCGGTGGAGGGCTGAAGGATGGCGACGATTACGGATTGGCTGATGGTGGGAATAACTGTAATTTACGTTATCGCTACTATAGCCATTTATAAATCAAATAAGGCTTCTGCTAAAGCTACACGGGATCAGGTCGACATATCCGTAGAACAAATCGGAATCCTCCAAAAGCAGTTGAAGCAGTCAACCAATTTGCAATTGCTGGATCGCCGCTTGGATTTGATTAAGAGGTTTGAAGCAGAAGACGCATTTTCTGAACATGAGCCGTTGCTCGACATTCTGTTTCCAGAAGATGTCAGAAACATTGAGGAAGAGATATTGGTGATCAAGAAGGAAAGGCAAGCTATTCTTCATAGTTTCTTTGTTGTCGCGCGAAACATAAAACTAACGGGAGATTTCTCAAGTCAACTTAATAAAGTTATACGTGCAAATGCTGCCATCGGACAAATACAAAACTATGTTGCCCCAATAAAAGCGCGGGCGAAAAATGTAATTGCGCCTAGTGGGGAACCATTCCTTGATGAGGCTAAAGGCCAGCAAATGGAAGATAAGGCCATTGAATATACGAAAGACCTGGAGAAAAAGAGAGATGAATTCTTTGCTCAAGCAAGGGAATTCATTGCAAAATCGATCGAATAGCGAATCAAATGTCTAGAGGAGAGAAAATGGCAAACAACATCCGAAAAACAATAAAATGGTTCAACAAAAGCCATCCAATCATTTTTAGCATAACATTACTTTTGCTGGCACTGATCATTGTTATACTAGTCGCGTTTTTATGTTTAGGATATAGTTTTGCAATTCGTGAGAATGTGTGTCCTAATTGGGAAGCAATCGGAACTGTGCTGTCCTTTATTGCAGCTGTAAGCGCTATATGGGCAGCTGTATTTATTCCTTGGCGAATTGCAGAAAAGCAAAATCGGATTTCTTTGTTTAATGAAAAATTTACATCATACCAAAGCTGCGAAAAGTTTCTTATTCACTGGAGAATACACTTAAAATTAATTATTAATAACAAAAATGAGAAGTTACGTCTAGTTGCTTGCTTTACTTCTATTCAAACGCATTTTCACAAAGGAGGCAATGCCGACGAATTAATTGAGCAGTACTGGAACAATGATAATATGCCTGCTGATTTATCAGCTTTCATTAGTGACATTCACCAAGAATCAACAGCACTATTTGATAGGGCGTCGTGCATATTCGCTTGCTTAGACAGTAACGATACCGAGAAACTTAGCGACGCGTTTTCAGACTTCTTTCGTGTACTAACTAGTAGTATTTTTGCAAAAAGGACACAACGTGGTCTTGTGAAGGCTTGTGAAGCATTTCAAGAAGAAATAGTCAAATTTATTAACAATGAATATTTAATTAAAATGAGAAATGAAATTGAAAAAATAGAGGTCTGAACCATGTCCTTCACCGAATCCAACTACGAAAACTGCATTATGTCCCTGCTGGAAGGCATCGGCTATACGCCGCTGTACGGGCCGGACGTGCCGCGCGACTACCGCGACCCACTCTTTGAGGACGCGCTGAAAGCCGCCCTGCCCGCGGTCAATCCGGGGATGCCGGAGGAAGCGATTTCGGATGCGCTTTCCCGCCTGCATGATCTCGGCACGGGCAGCCTTGTGCAGAAGAACGCCGTGTTCATGGACTACCTGCAAAACGGAATTCCGGTGCGGTATTTCGTAAAGGGCGCGGAACGCTCCGGCCTCGTGTACCTGATCGATTACGAACATGTCGGGCGAAACACTTTTCATGCAATCAATCAATGGACGTTTGTGGAGCACTCCGAAAAGCGGCCGGACGTCGTTCTGTTCGTCAACGGCCTGCCGCTTGTGGTGATTGAGCTGAAGTCCCCGTCCCGCGAGGAAACGGACGCTTCCGCAGCCTACCGCCAGATTCGGAACTATCTGCAGGAAATACCGTCCTTTTTTGCGTACAACGCTATTTGCGCCATAAGCGATCAGGCGGTCAGCAAGGCTGGCACGATCACCTCCAGCGAAGACCGCTTCATGGAATGGAAAACGACGGACGGCAGCTATGAGTCCACGCAGTTTGCCGACTATGAAACATTCTTTACGGGCATGTTCGAGCGTGAACGGCTGCTGGACATCCTGAAAAACTTTATTTGCTTTTCGGTGGCGACGGACGGCACGGCGAAAATCCTTGCGGCGTATCATCAGTATTTCGCCGTAAAAAAGGCCGTCCATTCTACACAGCAAGCGACCGAGTGTGCCGGCAAAGGCGGCGTATTCTGGCATACGCAGGGCAGCGGGAAGTCGCTGTCCATGGTGTTTTACGCGCGTCTGCTGCAAACGGCGCTCGCGTCTCCGACTATCGTCGTGCTGACCGATCGGAACGACCTGGACGAGCAACTCTTTTCGCAGTTTAGCAAATGCGCCGCATTTCTGCGGCAGACGCCAGTGCAGGCGGAAAGTCGCGTCCATCTTCGAGAACTGCTTGAAGGGCGGGCGGCGAACGGAATCATATTCACCACTATGCAGAAATTTGAGGAGTACGACGCGCCGCTGAGCGAACGCAGGAACATTATCGTCATGGCGGACGAAGCGCATCGCGGGCAGTACGGCCTTAAAGAGGAGATCGATCCGAAGACGGGGCGCGTTAAGATCGGAACGGCGCGCATCATACGCGACAGCCTGCCGAACGCAACGTATATCGGCTTTACCGGTACGCCGATCTCCGAGAAGGACCGCAGTACACGCGAGGTGTTCGGAGATTATATCGACGTGTACGATATGACGCAGGCTGTAGAGGACGGCGCGACCAAACCCGTCTATTACGAGAGCCGCGTGATTCAGCTCAAGCTCGACCGGGAAGCGCTGGAGCTAATCGATAAGGAATACGAGCGCCTCGAAGAAAACGCGGAATCGTATGTGATTGAAAAGAGCAAGCAGCAGCTCGGGCGAATGGACGCGGTGCTCGGAGCGGATGAAACGATCGACTCGCTGGCGCGGGACATCATCCACCATTATGAGGATTTCCGTGCGGATTTACTGACCGGCAAGGCGATGATCGTTGCGTATTCGCGCCCGATCGCAATGAAGATCTACCGCCGTATTCTCGAGTTGCGCCCCGCCTGGGCGGATAAGGTGCAGGTCGTCATGACAGCGAATAACGACGATCCGGAGGAATGGCGGAAGACTATCGGCAACAAGACGCACAAGGCCGAACTGGCAAAGCGGTTTAAGGATAACAGCGATCCGTTCAAGATCGCAATCGTGGTCGATATGTGGCTGACCGGGTTCGACGTGCCGTCTCTTGCAACGATGTACGTCTACAAACCGATGGCCGGACACAATCTCATGCAGGCCATCGCGCGCGTTAACCGGGTGTTTGGCGATAAGGAAGGCGGACTTGTGGTGGATTACGTCGGCATCGCGTCGGCGCTTAAGCAGGCGATGAATAATTACACCGTTCGCGACCGCAAAAACTATGGCGACATGGACATCGCCAAGGCGGCATATCCGAAGTTTACCGAGAAGCTGGAAACCTGTCGCGACCTGTTTTATGGCTACGATCACGCTCGGTTTGCCGACGGGACGGATCAGGAGCGCGCAAAGCTCATCAGCGGCGGCGTGAACTTCATGCTGGACCGGGGAAAAGAAACGGATAAAGAAGCGTTTATCAAGGAAGCATTGCTGCTTAAGCAAGCGCTTTCGCTCTGCGGCAGTCTGGCAACTCGTGAACAGCGGTTTGAAGCGGCTTTCTTTGAAGCGGTGCGTACGCTTCTGGTTCGTCTTGTGAGCGGTGGAGCGGGAGGCAGACCGTATTCGCTTAAAGAGATTAACGAACGAATCAACGGGCTGCTCAAGGCGAGTGTGCACAGCAGTGGTGTGATCAATCTGTTTGCGGACGCACAAAAAGAGTTTTCGCTGTTTGATCCGAATTTTCTTGCCGAAATTGCCAAGATGAAGGAAAAGAATCTTGCGATCGAGCTATTACGCAAACTGATTGCCGAGCAAGTTTCTGTGTATAAACGTACGAATCTGGTCAAGTCGGAAAAGTTTTCCGAGCTGATCCAACGCTCGATGAACGCATACCTTAATGGTATGCTGACGAACGAGGAAGTCATTGCCGAACTGTTGAAAATTGCGGAAATGATGAAGAAAGCCAGTGAGGAAGGCGAACAACTCGGGCTGACGATTGAAGAGTCCGCTTTTTACGACGCCCTCACCAAGCCGGAAGCGGTGAGAGACTTTTACGACAATGAAGAGCTCGTGGCGATTACAAGAGAACTAACGGAAGCGTTGCGTAAAAATCGTACCATTGATTGGCAAAAAAAAGAAAACGCCCGCGCCGCAATGCGAAGCATGGTCAAACGACTTCTCAAAAGGCACCACTACCCACCGGAGGGTATGGCAGATGCGATAAAGACAGTTATCAGCCAATGCGAAATGTGGACGGAGAACGCAGATGTTCAAGCGATAGATAACATTTGATTTTGGTGGATTTTGAGCTTTTGAGGAGAAATATAATGTCACAACTCGACGTATACAGAAATGCGGTAACTAAAAAGCGTGAGGAACTAGTGAAATTGCGCCAGGAATTAGCAAAAGAACAGTCAAAAATCGCCACACTACAACAAAAGATCATTTCTGCTAATAACTCAATCAAGCATGCAAAGAGTCAATCGACGATAAAATCAAAACATAATGAAATAGAACGTGCGGACAAGTCTATTTCTGATGCTCAAAAAAAGTGTGGAGATATTCAGAAGAAAATTGGGCAGAAAGAAAAAGAGCTAGCTGTTGCTGAAAAGAATTATAGCAACCAAGAATCCAAGCAGAACAAGAAGCGTGCGGACGATGAAAAAAAACGGCAACGCAAGGCAGCGCGTCAAGCACAGGCAATAGAACAGAGAATAAGCCAACATGAACGAATGCAGTCTCAGATGCTAAATGATATTGAGTGTCTAAAAGCGGTTCCGGAAAAAATTACGGTTCTATTTATGGCAGCCAACCCCACTGATACACCGCAGTTACGATTAGATGAGGAAGCCCGATCAATTCAGGAAAAAATCAGACTCTCAGCGTATCGTGATTCAGTACATTTTGAAAGTCGTTGGGCCATTCGCTCTTCTGACATTTTACAAGCAATAAATGAAACGAATCCAACAATAGTACATTTTAGTGGACATGGCACACCAACTGGAGAGCTTGCCTTACTTAATGCTGATGGCAGCGCAAGAATTGTTACAAAAGAAGCAATTTCCTCGGCGATGGCAACAGCATCGGACACTATTCATTTGGTTGTTTTTAATGCATGCTTTTCAAAAAAGCAAGCGGAAAGTGTTGTTGAGCATATAAGTGCAGCAATTGGAATGTCCGATTCCATCGGAGATGAAGCTGCTTCCATATTTGCGGCCCAGTTATATTCGTCTATAGGATTTGGCCGTTCGCTGCAAACATCTTTTAACCAGGCAATAGCCCAGCTTCTTTTAGAGGGTATTCCAGAAGAAAATACTCCTCAGCTTTATGTTATGGAAGGGACGAACCCAAACGACATGGTGCTAGTACAGCCTAATTCTAATTCATAAGAAAAATCCACAAAGGATATGAACGGTGTACAAAGTGATATGTAGCAAAAAGTACATCTTGTATGCTGTTAGGGCACTGTTTTGCGAAGCAGGCAGGATTGATTGTCATTCTCTGTTTTACCTAAAGCGAAGGCCTCAAAGACTGGTAGTTTTTCCGCACGATTACCGTGGAGGCGTTCATTTCTTTATTATCGTTGCCTAGTTTTGTATAGATTTTGTTGTAGGATACGCTAAAGAATGCCGTAACGCCTATCTCCTCACGGATGCGACGGCGTCGTTCATATGCAATTACGGGCTCGGTTCCGAATTAGTGAAGGGTTCCCGTGACATAGAGCCAACTCCCATCAATGCTGAACGATGTCGATCGTACGCTCCATCAGCAGGCCTCAAAGTGCGAATTCTGCACGGTATCGAAAAGGAACTCCATATAGTTTTTCTCCGGAGACAGCCATTCCATCATCCGATTCTTCGGCAGGATGACCGGCATGCGGGCGTGGATGTCTTTCAGCTCGGTTGCCGCGTCTCGGGTCAGGATGGTGAAGAACGGCAACTTGTCGTGCGAGGAACGCAGGTACAATCCTGCCAAATACAACGGTTCATGATTGCTGGAGGAAAATGAAAACTTGGTTTTCTTGCCGTCGGCTTTCTGCCATTCATAGTAACCGGATGCAGGAATCAGACAGCGCCGGTCCGATATGCTCGTGCAGAACAGCGTTTTTTCCGCGGCCGTTTCGCTCCGTGTGTTGAAAACCAGCATGCCGCGCGTCGGATGCCGGAAGCCCCAGCGCATGGGATAAGCGCCTACCGTTCGCCGGGAAGCACTGGTAGCGATTACCGGCGCGATATCTGTCGGTCGGATTTCGCCGCTCAAACGCATAGGAAAGTCCATATGTTCAGCGCGGGCCAGTGCTTCAGTGACATACGCCGCGAGCATTTCATCCATATCGTCTTCCGCTATGTAGTACCGACCGCACATATTGAACGCTCCTTTCAGTCGGATTATATCAACTGGATTTCTTCAGCACCAGGCAGCGCATCTTCCCATCATGAGGAAGGATCTCGCCTTTATTTGTCAGCGACCGGACGTATCGGTTGACGGAGGACACCGAGCGAAGCCCTACGCCGGCACCGATCTCCCGGTAACTTGGGGACACATTGTTCTTCTCCCAATACGCGCCGATAAAATTCAGGATTTCACGTTCTTTCTGCGTCAACGCGGACACTTCAGCGCAACTATCTTTTAGCATTTCGCGCAATTCTCCTTTTCCATGTTTCCCTATTTTCGCTCCAAAAACCACCTTCCCAGATTATTACCGGAGGGCTTGGTTCCCCGCTCGAAAAAGAGATATGTTCTGTGGCCGTTCACCTCAATCGTGTATCGATCGCCCTGACCGCCGGCCTTCGCGGCCGCTGCCGGCCGTACGTCAATGACCCGGTCTATGGTGTACTTCGTTCCGTCCTCCCAGATCAGTTCTCTTGGCAGGATGGAGCCGTCGTCGCGAAAGTCGGCCGTTACCGGTATATAGACTTTGCAGGATTCCACAATGACTCACCTCAACTTAGGATAATACTTTTCCAAAGGCACGAAGCTCGTCTTCTTCATGAATAGCAATAGGCAAATACGCCTTATTAAAGGAGACCAGACTTGCGCCCTTCACCGAAGGCCGCCATTGCTTGATATAGGCCTGGCCGTTGAGAAGAAAGATGCCAACCTCGCCGTCTTCCAGGGCCGGCTGCTGCTGTACCCAAACGATCTGCTGATCGTGATAGGAGGGTTCCATACTGTCGCCGGATACCCGCACGCCGAAATTGGCGTTGACCGGCACCTCCGGTCCGACTTGAACCATTTCGTAATCGCTGCTGTCGAGGAAAACGCCGGTACCGGCGGAAGCGGGCAGGTCATACACCGGCATGGAACGCCGGGCAAACGGAACGACGTTATCCTGCGCGGGAAACATGCCGCTGGCGACGAGGATACGAGCGAATTCTTCAACCTTTTCGCGCCCTTCCCGGTTTAGCTCCACGCTTCGCAGCGGAAGCTTATACTCCCCGAACGCCGACAAAACGTCTCTTACCCGGTAGATTGCGCATAACCCAAGGAACTGGGTGGAAGACGGCTGCGTTCGTTCCTGCTCCCAGTGGCTGATTGCCCGGTTGGTAACAGGGATTCCCATCTGGGTCAACTGTTCGGCGACTTCCGCCTGCGACAGCTGCCAGCTTTTTCGTAATGACGCGAGGGTGCCTCCTAAGTGTTCATACATGTCATACAGCACCTCCTTATGTGCCGATTGTACTACGGGCGGATACCGAATGCAAGGAGAAAATCTCCGAAAAGTACAAATGTTCCGACTGTACAATCTCGAAAACGGAGATTATACTAGCTTTACAGAAAGGAGGTGAGACACATGGACAGAGCGATCCTTCATAGCGATATGAATGCTTTCTATGCTTCGGTTGAGCAAATGCTGGACCCGACTTTGTGCGGGAAGGCGGTGGCGGTTTGCGGCAGCACGGAGGATCGGCACGGCATTGTGTTAGCAAAATCGCAGCAGGCAAAGAAGACCGGAATCAAGACCGGTATGGTGACCTGGGAGGCAAAGCGGCTTTGCCCGGAGCTGATTGTCGTTCCGCCGCAGTACGACCAATACCTGAAGTACTCGAAACAGGCGCAGGCGATCTACCAGCGGTACACCGACCAGGTGGAGCCGTTTGGCATGGATGAATCCTGGCTTGACGTTACCGGCAGCCGGCAGACTTGCGGCAACGGTATGGAGATTGCCGAAGAGATCCGAACGGCTATGCGGGAGGAACTGGGACTGACGGTCAGTATCGGCGTGTCGTTTAATAAGATCTTCGCAAAACTCGGGTCCGATATGAAGAAGCCGGATGCGATAACGGAGATTTCACGAGAACGATTCCAGGAAAGGATCTGGCCGCTTCCGGTATCCGAATTGCTATATGTCGGACGAGCGTCGACGAAAAAGCTGCTGGGCTACGGCATCTGCACGATCGGGCAGCTTGCGCAAAGCGATCCAGGATTTCTGCACGCATTGTTCGGGAAGAACGGACTCATGCTGCTGGCGTTTGCCCGAGGCGAGGATTGTTCGCGGGTTATGCACAAGGATTTTATCTCGCCGATCAAGTCCATCGGGCACGGGACGACCGCGAATGCGGATCTAACCAACGAACAGGAGGTGTGGAAAATCTTCTTGTACCTTGCGCAGGATATCGGACATCGGCTTCGCGTACACGAACTCTGCGCAAAAGGCGTGCAGATCTTCGTGAAGGATTCGGACCTTTTTTACCAGCAATTTCAAGCTCCGCTCCCAATCGCCACGCAGAGCAGCGCCGAGATCGCGCATCTGGGGATGAGGCTGTTCCGGGAGAAGTATCGGTGGGGTCGTATGGTCCGCGCGATCACGATTCGTGCTATCCGACTGGCACCAAAAACGGACCCACAGCAGCTACAGCTGTTTGACAATGCATGGCAACGGGACAAACGGGATCGTCTGGAAGATACAGTGGATCAAATTCGCGGTCGGTTTGGCACCAACGCCATTTATCCCGCCGCGCTCATGGGGGATCTGAAGCTGCCCGGCACGGATCTCCACGAAGTCGTTATGCCGGGGATCATGTACGGGTGACGCGTAAACTGGAGGAAATCGGAAGAATGGAAACCAAGTACAGAGGATATTGCACCTGTCCATGGTGCGGAAGGAGCAAATTGTTCGTAACCGGACAGGGAGAACAGCGTATTTCGGTCCAATGCCCTAGGTGCCTGAAATACTATACGGCGGATTTGAAAACCCTGAAAACGGCAAAGTCATTACCGCTGCGAACGCGAAACAAGTAACAACCGAACATCGGATTTATTAAAAAATCATATTGAATCTTACTGACTGAGCGCCCTGGGGACTACGCGAAAGCGTCGCATCCACCTACTAGACCGGAGTAAGGCTGGAAACAGCTATGCTCCGGCCTTTTTTGTTTGTATTTTCGGCTCCTGTTTTCGGCCTTCTCCGAAAACGAAAGGAGCCATATGGATAAATTTATCACCATTCAAGGACAGCGCATCGAGGTAACCGACGATATTTATATCGCCTACTACAAAGACAGTCGCAGAGAAAAGTACCGTGATATTGACGTAAAAAGGGGACGGTTTGTCGCCGATGCGGAAACGGAGAGCGTTCGATACGTCGAAAGCAAAGAAGATTCTTTCGAGCGTCTCTTCGAAAACGACGTCGAATTTTCGGATGGTCTATCAGCGGAAGATCGACTCCTGCAGCGGGAGCAGATGGACCAACTGAAAGACGCGCTGTCCATACTCACGGACGAAGAACGCCTCCTGATTGAATTGATCTATGTTCAACAACGGACAACGCGAGATATCGGCGTCGTTTTCGGCATCTCTCACACAGCGGTGCGGAAACGACACGAAGCTGTTCTGAAAAAAATCAGGACTTTTTTTACAAAACAGGTTTCCAAACACCCCTCCTTTTTGGAAAGAGAGTGAAGGGGTTACATAACAGCACCTTGAAAACAGAATATCCGGCGCGTCAGTCAACACAAGAAAGATACTCCCGTGCAGTCGAGGATAACGTCCCAGAGCACGGCCCGGCGGGAAGCGGGGAGGCGAAGAACCTGTGGGTGAGAACGACCGGCTGACGTCCGCCCGGCTCCGGGACGGAACAATAGGAGCAGATTCCAAATACCATTACCCCTTCGGGAAGGACACATGGAACAAAAAGTTAGTAACCGGATGCCGATCAAAGCGCATCCGTACGAACATCAGCAACGGGCATATGAATTTGCATACCGTATGTTCGGTTTGACGGGGCACGACCCGCCGCCGAGCCGCGGGGTGGCGCTGCTCATGGAAATGGGAACCGGCAAAACGCTGACGACCATTGCGGTCGCAGGAAGGCTGTACCGCGATGGAAAGATTACCCGCATGCTGATCGTCGCGCCGCTGTCAATTCTCGGCGTGTGGCAGGAGGAGTTTCACAAGTTCACAGACTTTCCGTACTCGCTCACGGTTCTCAACGGAACCGGATCGAGAAAAACCGAGAATCTGCGACAAATTCCGACAAATGGCTTGCAGGTCGCGGTGATCAACTACGAATCCGCATGGCGACTGGAAGACGAACTCGCTAAATGGGATGCCGACCTCATCGTGTGCGACGAAGGGCACAAAATCAAAACGCACAACATCGCCGCGAGTAAATGCATGCATCGTCTCGGCGCGAAGGCACGGTACCGGATGCTGCTGACTGGAACGATCATCACCAACAAGGCCATCGACGTGTTTAGCCCGTACAAATTCCTGAACCCGACGATTTTCGGCAACAGCTTCTATACTTTCCGAAATCGCTATTTCGATATGACCGGGTACGGCAATCATGTTCCTGTGCTGAAAGAAAGCAGGGCGGACGAACTGTCCCGGCGCATCCACAGCATTGCATTCCGGGCGACGAAGGCCGAGTGCCTCGATCTGCCGGAAACGACGGACGTCGTCCGGACGGTGGAGTTGGAACCAAAGGCACAGCGGCTCTATCGCGACATGGTGCACGACAGCTTTATTGCAATCAACGGCGGTGAAGTGACCGCGGCGAACGTGCTGACCCGCCTGCTACGACTCTCGCAACTGACCGGCGGGTTTCTGCGCAGCGACGATTCCGAACGCTCCGTTCCGGTAAGCAACGCGAAGTTGTCGGCGCTGTCGGACATCGTGGACGGCATGGCGGAGGAAGGCAAAAAGCTCATAATCATCGCGCGGTTTCTGCCTGAGATCGGCGCGATCCGAAAAATGCTCGAACAGAAAGCGATCTGCTATTCCGTCGTATCGGGCGAAATAAAGGATCGGGACGAGCAGGTGCGGCGGTTCCAGACAGATCCGAACACGACGGTGTTTATCGGGCAGATCGCGACGGCCGGACTGGGCATTACGCTCACCGCCGCCGACACGATGGTCTTCTATTCGCTGGATTACAGCATGTCGAACTTCGAGCAGACAAAAGCGCGAATTCATCGCGTCGGGCAGCGGAACCCCTGCACCTATATCTACCTCGTCGCCGACGGCACCGTAGACGAAAAAGTGCTCAAAGCGCTGCGTGACAAGGCCGATCTGGCCAGGACCCTGATCGACGATTACCGGGCGGGTAAGAACCCGTTCCAAAACAACTGAATCGGAGGAAAAGCAATATGCAATCGGATGAACTGTTCGCATTGGCTGACCAGCTGCGCGAACTGAAAGAAACCAAGAAATACGCGGAACAGGAGCTCAAAGAAATCACAGCGGAGATCGAGCGCATCGACGCCGCGCTGGCCGAGCTTATGGTTACCAGCGAAACGCAGAATTTCACCCGCAACGGTACGATGTTCTGCCTGACCAATACGACGCGCGCGTCGGCGGCAGCCGGGCGTAAGGAAGAACTGTTTACGGCGCTGCGTAGCGCAGGGTTCGGCGATTTGGTATACGAAACCGTCAACGCCAACTCGCTCTCGGCATTCGTAAAGGAACAGACCGCGGAGAACGAGGACGTCCTGCCTTCCTGGTTGGACGGGCTCGTGAACGTATTCGAAAAAACAACGGTTGGTGTGCGTAAAGCCGCCAGATGAAAGGAGATTCCATATGAACAACACTGAAATGACCACCAGCACCAATGCTTTCTCCCAACTCGCCGATTTCAACCTCGACGAGACCATGACAGAGGAACTCGACGGGCTATCGCTTGTGTTCGACCGGATCCGGATTCCGTCGGGCGGCAGCACGGTGTTCGAACTGCCCGGCGAGGATGCGGATGAGCCGGAGACGATCAAAGAATTCACCGGCGTCATCCTGTATCACCATCCGGTGTTCGCGTACTACAAGGAGAAATACACCGGTGGGAACACGCCGCCCGACTGCGGCAGTTTCGACGGCGTGACCGGCGAAGGCGACCCCGGCGGATTGTGTTCCAAGTGCCGCCTGAACCAATTCGGCACCGGGGAGAACGGATCGAAGGCATGTCAAAACCGCAGGCGGCTCTATATCCTGCGCGAGGGCGAAGTTTTCCCACTTGTGCTGTCGCTGCCGACAGGGTCGCTCAAGGAGTTCACCCGCTACATTCAGCGGCTCCTGAGCAAGGGACAGCGCTCCACAGGCGTGGTGACGAAATTCTCCCTGAAGAAAGCGGTCAACGCCGGCGGGCTGGCTTATTCGCAGGCGCAGTTTTCGCTTGCACGGAAACTAACGACCGAGGAATTGCCGATCGTCGCCGGAATAGCTGAGCAGATCAAGGCGTACGACAAGAAGCTGGGCTTCACCGTGGATCAGGACGGATTCGTCGATATCCCGGCCGAGATCGACCCGGATACCGGGGAGATCATCGATCCCATGCAATAAGGACAATATGCAGGGGAGCGGGAAACCGCTCCCCGCAGGCAAAGCTGAACAGGAGAAGACGATATGACAATTACTAAGAATATTTGGAAAGATCGGAGCGTGTAATATGCGGGAAATAATCAAGCAGATCAACGCACCGCTGCCCGCATGCATTTTATCCGAGAAAAAGCTGAAAGCGCTCTTAGGGACTCCCGACGAACCTTTGAAGAAGGTATTCGTCTGTTCCCCATATGCCGGATGCGTTAAGCAGAATGTGCAAAACGCGCGCATGTTTTCGCGATTCGTATTCCTCTGCGGCCGCATGCCGATTACGCCGCATCTGTTGTTTCCGCGCTTTCTTGAAGACAGGAAGCCCGTGGAACGCGACGCTGGGATTCGCATGGGGTTGATGCTGCTGGACGTCTGCGACGAACTGTGGGCGTTCGGCCCAGCGGTGAGCAGCGGCATGAAACGGGAAATCGCATATGCAATGGCGCACGGCATCCCGGTCCGCTACTTTAGCAACGAGTGTAAAGAGGTGAAAAAGCGTGTACGAAAACGGAACATTCCCGCAGGAACTCGCTGAACGCCGGCAGTGGATCTGTTGGCGGCTGGAACCGAGCATGAAGGGAGACCGGCCGAATAAAACGCCGTATTCCCCGCACTCGAGCCGCCGCGCGTCGTCCATCGATCCGACGACCTGGGGCACGTTGGAGGATGCGCGGAGGGCGTGCGAAAAATACAATTACACCGGTCTTGGTTTCGTGTTCACGAACGACGACGATTTCGTCGGCGTGGACATCGACCACTGCAGGAACAAAGACACCGGCACGTTGAACGAAACGGCCGCGGCGATCATCTCGAAGGCAACGACGTATACGGAGATCAGCCCGTCGGGCGAGGGGTTACATCTATTCTTTCATGGAACAATCCCTCCCGGCGGGAATAAAAACAGCAAAACCGGCGTTGAGATGTATGCGTTTGGCCGCTATTTCACCATGACCGGAAACCGGCTGGACAACGCTTCGCTGATAGTGCAGAAGGACTCCGGCGCACTGGCTTGGATCCATGCGACATATATCAAACCGCCGAAACCGGAGAAAGCGGCGAAACCGAAAAAAGAAAAGCAGAGTCCGCGCTCCCGGAAATCGAAGGCAGCGCCGCTCTCCGACGAGGCTGTGCTCGAACGCGCGCTTGCCGCGGATAAGGACGAGCTGTTCTCCAAGCTCTGGTCTGGCAGATGGGAGGAGCAGTACGACTCCCAGTCCGAAGCGGATATGGCATTGTGCTGCAAGCTGGCGTTCTGGACAGGAAAGAACCGCGATCAAATGGACCGGCTGTTCCGGCAGAGCAAGCTGTATCGGGATAAATGGGACGAACGGCACCATGCCAGCGGCGCGACGTACGGAGAGGAAACAATAAGTAAAGCGCTCGATTTGGTCGATGAATCCTTCAGCCCGGCGTCAAACGCGCCGGTGTTCGAGTTCGAGGGTCGGTATTACCGCGCTAAAGGCGACGCGGTGACGTCGCTGACGAATTTTATCGTAAAGCCGCTGGAGATGATCGAATCCGAGGACGAGACGCAGCTTACGGCCGATCTGGTCACCGTGCGCGGCGAAACGTTCCGGCATTCGTTTCTGACAACCGACTTCGCGAATCTGCAGCGGTTCAAGAACACGCTGAATAAGCGCACGATCGCGCTGAGCTATACCGGCTCGGAAGGTGATCTGGAATTGCTGAAAGCATTTTTATCCGAGCTGGATTGGGTGCGAAAGAAGGGCGTCCGAGCGGCCGGCATGTACTTCCATGGCGGACGATGGGTTTACGTCGGCGGAGATCGCGCCGTCGATGGCAGCGGTAATAATGTCGCCGACATCCAGCAGTTCGAGCAGTACCGCGCGCCCGGCCCAGGCATCCTGGATGCGAAGCCGCTGGCTGCGGAGCAGCTACCGGAGCTTGGAAAGCTGCTGCTTGGTTACAACGAGCCGGCGAAATCGGTCGCCGTGCTGGCATGGTGCGCGGGATGCTTTGTAAAGGAGCATCTCAAGAGCTTAAAGATCAAGTATCCGCACCTGTTCTTGATCGGCGAAGCCGGCAGCGGCAAGAGCAACACGCTCGAGCGTGTGATCCTGCCGATCTTCTCCAAGATGCGCATTACCGCGGCGTCGCAGGTGACGCGGTTCACGATTATCAAGGAATCGACGTCTTCAAACCTGCTGCCGCAGCCGTTGGACGAGTTCAAACCGTCCAAGATCGACCGGCTGACGCTGAACGTACTACTCAACCATATGCGTAACGCATATGACGGCATAGACGGCGAACGTGGTCGCGCGGATCAGACGTCGGTGAAATATCCGCTGACATCGCCGCTCGTGGTAGCCGGCGAAGAATCACCCGCCGAGGCGTCGATCCGGGAGCGCAGTATTGAACTGCTGTTTTCGAAGAAGGACTTGAAGCCTGAGGCGCACCGAACGGCGTTTGTAAAACTATCCGCCCTACCGGATGCGCTGGCGGCGTTCGGCCGTTCGCTGCTCGACGCGGGGCTGAACACAGCGGCGGCGGACGTGGAGTCGTGGTACAAAGCGGGGCTTGCGCAGTTCGAAACTGAACTGCCTTCGCGGATCCGGAACAACCTCGCCTGCTGTGTTGTAGGGCTGCGGCTGGTGGAGCGGTTATGCCTGAAATCCGGACTGGATTGGTCGCAAGTATACGACATTCCGTTCGACGGTTGCGTGCAATACCTCGCATATGGCGCGAAGGAATATCTGCTCGACGGCGGTGAAGCCAATAAGGGGATCATTGAGCAAACGCTCGAAGGCATGGCGAGAATGGGATTGGCTTCGAATCAATGGACGATCATGGACAGAAACCTTGATCAGGTCGCCATTTGCTTCAAGCGTTGCTATGACGATTACACGAAATACCGACGTGATCATGCAATTATGGGCGAATGCCTGGAATACACACAGTTCCTTCGGCAACTGCGGGCTTCCGATTTGTTCATTGCATATAAGAGCGTACGGATGGCAGGGGACACCGTGAGTGCGCATGTATTGAATTTTGATCTGATACGAACAAGGTGTGGGATTCAGAGTTTCGACGTGAACGCACCAGATTTTGACTGTCCATGGGATTAATCACAAGTAATCTTGTAATTTGTAACTTGTAATTGTTAATAATTAGAGCTACGCGAAAAAGTTGTTTGTCTCGCGCGCGTGCGCGTGCGCGCGTAAACACGCGTATATAGAAAGAGCTCTACCCCTTTCGTAATTTCCGTTACAAAATTACAAGCTCTGGAAAACGGAGATTGAAATGTTGGAGAAAGATATCGTCGCCGCGATCATGCGGTGGCTGAAGACGGTTCCACACTGCTTTGCGTGGAAGGAGCATGGCGGGATGTACAGCACTGCGGGGATCCCTGATGTGATCTGCTGCATGGATGGCCGGTTCTTTGCCTTTGAGGTCAAAACCCCGGAAGGCAGGTTGACCAAACTGCAGGAGCATACGATCCAAAGAATCAAAGACGCCGGCGGTCACGCGTTTGTGGTTCGGTCGGTCGACGATGTGAAAGCCGTCCTGTGGGCTTACGCAGGAATTGAAATCTAACCAAAGGAGGATGACCCATGAATGCCAAAGAATATTTATCGCAGGCATATCGCATTGACCAGCGGATCAACAGCAAGCTGGAACAGGTGATGTCCCTGCGCGATTTGTTAGGGAAAGCGAACGTGACGCTGACGGGCATGCCAAAGTCCCCGACGCCGAACCCGCACTCCATGGAGGACATCATTGTGAAGATGGTCGATCTGGAGAGCGAGATCAACGACGACATTGACACGCTGGTCGATCTCAAGGCGGAGATCATGCGCTGTATCAAGCGCGTGGACAACCCGGAGTATCAAACGTTGCTGGAGCTAAGGTACCTGTGCTTTAAGCGTTGGGAAGAGATCGCCGTTGAGTTGGGGTACACCCAACGGCACCTGCTTCGAATCCATGACCTTGCGCTGGAAAGTATTTGCGTACCGCTGGAGGTGGAACGATGAGTTATCAGGAAGCCTTACGCGATGGTGTGCGCATAGTAAAAACCGGGAGGAGAACGCTGTATTACCCGCGGTGCCGGTTCTGTGGCACGGAAGTCGAACAGATCAGTTATATTCCCGGAAACAAGTATGTATGCGCAAGTTGTAAACCGAAAATGAAGGTGTTGTTAAGAACCGGTTTATTTTCTGAAAAGTCGTCACCAAATGACATTGAATGTCACTTTAGAAAGTGATCTTGTTCAAACTGCAAGAAAAGAATACAGCGGCTTCCGTATTGCGCGGGAGTCGCTGTTTGTTTGAAAGAGAGTGTATCATGCCGAGGAAACCGAAGCGTCCGTGCTCGTATCCGGGCTGCGGCAGGCTGACCGATGGGCAGTACTGTGAAGAACACAAGCGGATGGCGGAGCGGCAGTACAACCGGTACGGACGCGACCCCGACACCAACAAACGCTACGGCCGCGCCTGGAAGAAGATCCGCGCGCGGTTTCTTTCACAGCACCCTCTGTGTGAACAATGCCAGAAGGCAGGCAGGCTGACACCTGCGGAGGAAGTCCACCACATCCTGCCGCTGACGGCTGGCGGCACGAACGACGAGAGCAACCTCATGGCGCTGTGCAAGAGCTGTCATTCAAAGATCACGGTTGGAAACTTGAACCGATCAACACACCAATGAAGCCGAGAAAAACATTGTGGGCTTTATTTCACGATTTCAGCTAAAACTCGGACGGATTTCATGATATCGTCCCAAGAGACTTTTGAGGCATACTGATATTTGCGTTGATAACTTTGCCAGAGACCGATCATAGAAGCGCTTTCCGAAATTTCTTGTAGAATCAAATCAGCGTCAGGCAAAAGAATCAGAGAGCCACGTTTGCTACATGTTCCTCTGAATGCCGCCTTTAGTGTGGTATAGTTTATATTCTGCGACTGTGTGTTGGTAAGAATATGGATGTCATAAAAGTCACGCATCCGCGTGTTGGCCGTGCCTCGGGAAAGTAAAGTTTCAAGTTTTTCGGCTAAAACGGTTTCCAAGTTATACGCCAATACAGATATACTGCGGTCTTCAAACGAGAGTCGGAATGCATATGGCGTCTCTTGCGGCGTTATCACATCGTTGGTGGAAAAATCGATTTTCAGTGGTGTATGCATGCTTTCAAGGGTTGCATCGAGCATGAGTCGGATGCCTGGGTAATCCGCTTCATCCATAATTTGAGATACGCTTTTGATTTCGAATGTCATGCCGTCTTCGATTTGTACACCGATGATATCGGTGACGACCGACCGTGCAGTAGTCTCATTGAGCGGTAATTTTTTCAAGGTGGTGTCTAAATCCATGGTAGAACGGTTATCTAAACCAACCATCGCAGCGACCAGAGTCCCACCCTTCAGGATCAAGTTGCTGCGATACTTTGAAAGCGAGAGACGCTCAAGAAACCGTTCCATCACATAGTTGCGGATGATAACCTGCGCTCTGGCGCTGTCACCCTTTGCAATATTCCGGACGAGTGCTTTGAGTTGTCGTGATGTATGTATCATTATAGCAGTGCCTCTAAATACTGACGAACTTGCTTTTCAACGGAAAATGCGCGTGCATATCGCAATAATTGTGGAATGTTTTTCTCCTTTAGTCGGACATATTCTTTAACGGCTGACTGCAAATCCTGAACTTCGATATTTTTCCGGCTACGGAATAAGTCGCAAATTGTCCTCTCGGCATTGTATGTCCTTACCGAGTGGCCAGACGGAGAATCTGCCAGAACCACGCCTTCATTGAAAAGTTCTTTTTTTACCTTATACACCTTCACACCTTGCTTTGACAACCCGACAGCGTTTGTCCCGGCTTTGACGGTAAGAGAGAAAGGATTTGGTTCGCGCTCGGCAAGGCGGAGAAGATAGAGCGCCGTTTCGTGAGAAAAGACCGCTTCCGGGTATCGTACCTGAATAACAAACAAGCCATCCACCCATGCATCCTGCGACATGTACAGGCCGTAGGCGACGCGTTCAAGACTATTACGTCGGACGAAATCTCCGAGAGCAGACCTCGAAACACCCGCGGCTACTGCGTCCGATGTTCGTAAAAATCCTTTATTCTCTTTTAGCAGAGTGGTTAGTTTGTCGGCGGGTTTCAAGGTAAAACCTCACTTTCACGCCCTAATCATAATCGATTAGGGCGTGAAAGTAAAGTTTTATGTGGATTTTCTATAGCTTACTCAACTTATGGGTCTCAAACATTCAACTTTTAATTCGTTAAGTTGAATGTTGCCGACGTGTAGGGGTATCAAAATCTCTACAGCTTTAATTTTCGGACAACGCGGTCGGGTCACGTACAAACTTTCGCGATTTCAAGAGGGTGAATAGCCCTCTTATTATTTTGGGGAGGAAACGGATATGGCAAACGGTCATGGGGGTGCACGGCCCGGTGCCGGCAAGAAGAAAAAACCGCTTGCGGATAAAGTGCTCGAGGGCAACCCCGGAAAGCGGCAACTACAGGTAATCGAGTTCAAGACGTCTGCGAATCTACAGGGACAACCCATGCCGCTGCCGCGTGAAATGTTGTCGGCGGTGCAGAAGGACGGCAAGCCGCTCATTGCTTCGGAGATTTACGAACGGACGTGGGCTTGGCTGAACGAGCGCAGCTGCGCAGCTTTGGTTTCCCCGCAGGTACTCGAACGATATGCCATGAGCGCCGCGCGCTGGATCCAGTGCGAAACGGCAATTTCGGAGTACGGATTCTTGGCAAGGCATCCAACGACCGGCAACGCGATCCAGTCGCCGTATGTGGCTATGAGCCAGACGTATATGAGCCAGACGAACCGGCTCTGGTATGAAATCTACCAGATCGTAAAGGAAAACTGCGCGACCGGATATACCGGCGAAACGCCGCAGGACGATGTAATGGAGCGGTTGCTGACGGCGCGGAGAGGCGGATGACCCATGGACGAAATACAGGAATTCATCCGTTCCCTCCGGTATCACAACCTAACCAGCCAGCAGCGAAAAACGCTGCGCGGCCAGGCGCTGGCAGGGAATCTCCCGGCGGCAAAGGCGGGGCTGCACAGAATCGTGAAGAAAGGGTATCAGCATGGACATTCAAACACTGCCGGTGGCAAAACTCGCGCCGGCGGAATATAACCCGCGCAAGGACCTGAAGCCCGGCGACCCGGAATACGAGAAGCTGAAGCGCTCGATCACGGAATTCGGGTATGTGGAGCCGGTCATCTGGAACAGAACCACCGGCCACGTCGTCGGCGGCCATCAGCGCCTGAAGGTCCTGATCGATACCGGCGTGACCGAGGTCGAGTGCGTGGTCGTTGAGATGAGCGAAGAAAAAGAAAAAGCGCTCAACGTCGCGCTGAACAAGATCAGCGGCGAATGGGACAAAGAAAAGCTTTCTCTCCTAATCGCGGACCTGCAAGGCGCGGATTTTAACGTATCTCTGACAGGCTTCGATGCGCCGGAGCTCGACGCGCTGTTCAAGGACGCGCAGCGTGACGGTGTTCACGACGATGATTTCGATGTCGATGCTGCGCTGAAAGAACCGGCGATTACGAAGCCCGGTGACCTGTGGCTGCTTGGAAAGCACCGGCTTATCTGTGGCGACAGTACAAAAAAAGATGTGTTCGACTTGCTCATGGACGACCGCCAGGCAAACCTTGTGGTCACCGACCCCCCTTACAATGTGAACTACGAGGGCAGCGCAGGCAAGATCAAGAACGACAATATGACGGACTCTGCGTTCTATGATTTCCTGCTGGCTTCGTTTCAAAATATGGAAGACTGCATGGCCTCCGACGCGTCGATCTATGTGTTCCACGCGGATACGGAGGGTCTGAACTTTCGCAGGGCGTTCTCGGATGCAGGGTTCTATCTGTCCGGTACGTGTATCTGGAAGAAGCAGTCGCTCGTACTCGGGCGCAGTCCTTACCAATGGCGGCACGAACCGATCCTTTTCGGCTGGAAGAAAAAGGGCAAGCACGAATGGTACGCAGACCGGAAGCAGACGACGATCTGGGAGTTCGACAAACCGAAAAACAATCCCGACCACCCGACCATGAAGCCGGTGGAACTGCTGGCGTATCCGATCCTGAATTCCAGCATGGCAAACTGCATCATACTGGATCCATTCGGTGGAAGCGGCAGCACTCTGATTGCCTGCGAACAGACGGATCGGACCTGTTTCATGATCGAGTTGGACGAGAAGTTCTGCGATGTAATCGTCAAACGGTATATCGAGCAGGTGAACGGCTCCGACGATGTATTTCTTATTCGAAACGGCGAGCGGATTTCTTACAAAGAAATTGCTGGAACTGCCGAGAATTAGCATTGGTGCTCTGCATATCTGTTTTTGTTTTGAAAATCAGGGTTGATTGTGCTTTAATTAAGATACGTGACAGGATAAATACGCATCTTAAACGTATTCCAAATGTGTCGGGGGGTATAATTCGTGAGGAAAAAAAGTGTAATCGTTATCGCTCTTATTGTTATGATGCCTTTGCTATTAGCCGCCTGCAGCAATCAACAGGACGAAATTCTAAATAGGCTGGACGACCTTGAAAACAGGGTTGATTTTTTGGAACAAGAGCTGAACAACACGGATAGTACTGCTGCTCAAGCGACTATTCCGCCTCAAGAAGCGGCAACGCAGATTACTGAGCCTGCCAATACAGATGTGCCAATCTCGACTGAACAAGAAATAACATATGCAACTGTTCTTGAGATTCTAAAAAATGTCCATATTACAGCGAGTATTGACGACTGTTTTATTGGAGGATGGATTGAATCCGATTCGACAGATAAAGTTTTTCTGTATCTTGTATATGATTGTGATCTCTCGGATCAGGTTAAAAGCGCTTTGTCAGAAGCGGTTGAAAGTAATTCTGCAATCGACAGCGATCTTGTTTTTGAAGGGAAAGGCGCGTACGCCATATTTAACGGAAACATGATTAACTTACAAATCGACAATAACGAGGACATCGCAATAGGCTATGACCTCATTGACTACGACGCGATAACAAAGATAAAGGCATTAAATGAGTTTTATTTCGATTATGAAGACTACTTGGTTTCTCAGGACATGATTAGCCAATTTGGCTTTGAGAATTTTACATATACATATTGCTTGGATGATGACAGATGTGTATCTACGGTTCTGAATATTTGCGGTATTTCATATGACGTAGCTAATGAGGAGTATGATTACTTTTCGGATAAACTTTTAGGCGAAAATGACTATAGCTTGCCTGTTGGAGAAAGCGGCGATGAAATCAATGGTGTCGCAGAGGATGGAGTACCAATGAGCATCATAGTTAGAATTGCAAATGAAGAGGACGGTTCGTGGGAAATAATGATATCCCGCATATACGAATAAAAGCATCTTTAAAAATTGTAAAGATGGCTTCGGAGCCCGGATTTCTGGCAAATTCAGCCGGCGTCAGGTATGAAGTAGCGCTGTGCGGATGGAACTCGTTGTAGTCCCTTCGCCAGCGCTCTATTTTGTCTCTGGCATCCAGCAGAGACATAAACCAGTTGTACAATTAATCCGACTAAAAGGCTAACTGCATCGTACTGGACCCATTCGGCGGAAGCAGCAGCACCCTGATCGCCTGCGAGCAGACAGACCGCACCTGCTTCATGATCGAGTTGGACGAAAAGTTCTGCGACGTGATTGTTCGGAGGTACAAAGATCAAGCTGCGTGTGCTGACGACATTTACCTGATCCGAAATGGCGAGCAAATGCCGTATAAAAAGATTGCTGAAATCGCAGATATAGCTTGATATTTACACTGATCAGAGCCATATATGTACTACCGAAATTGAAGGAGGTAGACATAGAATGCAGATCAAGTACCATTTGGAAGGCAGCGAGCGAAAGGCCCTTCTGGCCGCCATGCGTGAAATTTTGCAGGATGCGCCCAAGTACATGGGGCCGCCGAGCTTCGCGTTCACGGTCGGGCCGTACACCATCGACCGGCACGGGACGCTGAGCTGCCCGGAGGATGCGGACCCGGCGCAGATCGAAATGCTGATCCACGAACTGGAACACGACGGATTCACCGGCGAGCGCGTCGGCGAACCGGCGCAAACGCAGGAGCGTACCACGGTTGAAGCGACGAAGGAACCTGACCGACTGGCGATTGAGATGCCGAAGGATGGCATGACGCCGGTCACACTGGAGAACCTGCGGCGGCTGGTGGCGAGCAAGGCGACGCTGCTGAAGAAAGCGCTCGGCACGGACAACCTGCCGATTACAGAGCATGCGGATCGGATCGAGTTCGGGTGGTTTCGCCCGACCGACGAGCAGGCGGAGATCGGAGCTTATTACCAACTGGTGCAAAAACTTTGCGAAATGGCGAAAACGCAGAAGCGCGTAACTGCCACCGAACAGCCGGTGGAGAATGAAAAATACGCGTTCCGCTGTTTCCTTCTGCGGCTCGGATTCATCGGAGCGGAATACAAGGAATCGAGAAAGATTCTGCTGAAGAACCTTTCCGGCAATTCAGCGTTCAAAGACGCACGGAAAACGGAGGCGGACGCATGAACGGAATTCATCCCGACCTGCTGAAGCAGTTACGAGAATATTACAAACCAGGAACGCGCATCAGACTGGTGCGCATGAACGATCCCTTCACACATATTCCTCCAGGCACCATCGGGGTCGTTACCTGGGTTGATGATGCCGGAACCATTTTTGCGACTTGGAGCAATGGCAGCACGCTGGGCGTGGCGTTTTGTGAGGACGAATGCCGGAAGATTGAGGAGGAGAACCATGAGTAACCGCTTGCTGATCGCTTACGGCAGTGACTTGAACCGCAAGCAGATGGCGCATCGGTGCCCAACGGCAAAGCTGATCGGCGCGTCGACGCTGCGAAATCACCGGCTGCTGTTTCGGGGGCCGCATGCCGCGGCAGTGGCGAACGTGGAAGCCCTGAAAGGTCACAGCGTTCCGGTTCTGGTATGGGAAATTGCGCCGGCCGATGAAGCGGCGCTCGACAGGTACGAGGGATTTCCGTACCTGTTCGAAAAACGTCAGTTCCGAATCCGGCTCGACGGTAAGCTCATCAGTTGCATGGCGTATGTTATGACCGGTGACCATCCGCTCGGGAAACCGAGCGCTTTTTATTACAGCGAGATTCTGGAAGGGTACAAAGACGCAGGTTTCAATGTGGACGTCCTGCGCACCGCGGTCAGCGAATCGGCGGAGGCTACTGAGGATTAATTACCATTCGCATTGCCATGAAGGCTTCCATTTCGGAGGCCTTTTTTCGTTGGGAGGGAGGCGGCGTCGATTCGAAAACTCAGGAAATACACGCCGACCCGCTTCATGTCGCGGAACTCGGTTTACGATAAAACGAAAGCGGACTTTGCCGTTGATTTCATTGAATGCCTGTCTCATACCAAGGGAACATGGGCCGGAAAACCGTTCCTGCTGATCGACTGGCAGGAGCGGATTATTCGGGATCTGTTCGGAGTAGTTAAGCTGAATGGGTATCGCCAGTTCAATACGGCGTATATCGAGATTCCAAAGAAAAATGGCAAATCGGAACTTGCAGCCGCTGTCGCGCTGCTTTTGACCTGTGGGGATAATGAAGAACGCGCCGAGGTATACGGCTGCGCCGCCGACCGGCAACAGGCGTCGATCGTATTCGAAGTGGCCAAGGATATGGTCACCATGTGCCCGGCGCTGTCGAAGCGGGTGAAGATCCTAGCATCGCAGAAGCGGCTCATATACTTACCGACCGGAAGCTACTACCAGGTGTTATCCGCCGACGTTGCGAATAAACACGGCTTCAACACGCACGGCGTTATTTTCGATGAATTGCACACACAGCCGAACCGGAAACTGTTTGACGTTATGACCAAGGGCAGTGGCGACGCGCGCATGCAGCCGCTATATTTTCTGATTACGACGGCCGGCGACAATACGAACTCGATCTGCTGGGAAGTGCATTCGAAGGCAAAGGACATCATTGACGGCAGGAAGACGGATGCGACGTTTTATCCGGTTATCTACGGAACGGAAGAGTATGATTCATGGACCGACCCCAAGGTGTGGCGGAAGGCCAACCCGTCGCTCGGGATCACGATCGGGAAAGATAAAGTTCAGGCGGCGTGCGAGAGTGCACAGCAAAATCCCGCCGAGGAGAACGCGTTCCGCCAACTGCGGCTGAACCAATGGGTAAAGCAGTCGATCCGCTGGATGCCGATGGATACGTGGGATAAATGCGCGTTTGCGGTTGAACAGGAAGAACTGGCCGTCCGTGTCTGCTACGGTGGCCTCGACCTTTCGTCCAGCACGGATATCACGGCGTTCGTGCTTGTGTTTCCGCCGCTGGATGAAACGGACAAATATGTGATTTTGCCGTTCTTTTGGATTCCGGAGGAGAACCTTGATCTGCGGGTCCGGCGGGATCATGTGAATTACGATCTTTGGCAGAAGCAGGGTTTCCTGCAAACGACCGAAGGCAACGTTGTACATTACGGGTTCATTGAAACATTTATCGAACAGCTTGGGATGAAATACAACATCCGCGAGATCGCGTTCGACCGCTGGGGTGCGGTACAGATGGTGCAGAACCTTGAAGGTATGGGGTTCACGGTCGTTCCGTTCGGACAGGGGTTCAAGGACATGTCTCCACCGACGAAGGAGCTCATGAAGCTGACGCTGGAGCAGAGGATCGCACACGGCGGCCAGCCGGTTCTGCGCTGGATGATGGATAACATCTATATTCGCACCGACCCAGCCGGAAACATCAAGCCGGACAAAGAAAAAAGCACCGAAAAAATCGACGGTGCTGTGGCGACGATTATGGCGTTGGACCGGGCATTGCGGAATGGCGGCGGTGAGAATGAAAGCGTATACGATGGGCGGGGGCTGTTCATCCTCGACTAGTCGTTATGCTAGTTTCGAGCATGGAAATGAAACAAGGCAGTAAAAAACGCACCGCTATTTCAATTTATGGCTCCACCTGATCGTATTCTAACAAAGTTTGCCATTCCCGGCGCTTGTATAACACCCTGAGAACTTGCACGATATGATCGTCTTCGGTCGCTGAATAGAAAACGATGTAGTTGGCGACGAACAAACGCCGCACACCGAGCGCGGCGTATGGTTCTTCCGGAAGCGGACGCTGCCGAAACGGAAGCTGTCGCAGCGAGTCGATGGCTTCGCGAAACGATACCAACAGTCGCGCGGCGGCTTCGGGTTCGTGTAGCGTATCGGCAATATAGCCGAAGATCTGGTTCAGATCCTGCTCAGCGGATTCAACGATCCGAATCTCATATGTTTCCAAGGCCGAACTTCCTTTCAATATCGGAAATAACGTCTTCGGCCTTGCGGCTCTTGCCGGCA